AAGTCGCATTTGAAAGGTCGTTCTCTAGTATGAGTTCTTTTTTTATGTTATAATAAATTAAATTATTTATTTGTTTTATAAAAACATTTCTAGAATCAACAAGCAAATGGGGTTTAGACTGTGTGAGTTCGTTTATGTTTTATTAAATTACTCGAAGATACGAAACAGCTTGTACAATTATTAAAGTCACATTTAAAAGGTTTTTCTCCCGTATGGATTTTAGTGTGCATAATTAATTCTCCAGAAGTTGTAAAACTACTTACACATTTGTTAAAATCACACTTGAAAGGTCGTTCTTTAGTATGTCTTCTTCTTTTATGTCTTGTTAAATTATATAAAGTTGTAAAACTATTTAAACATTTATCAAAGTCACACTTAAAAGGTTTTTCGCCCGTGTGAGTTCGTTTATGCACAATTAAATTAGTCGATACTTTTGAAGTAAAATTACATTTGTTAAAATCACAAACATATACCATTTTGAAATATATACAATTGTGTATTCAAGAAATTATGTTATAATACAAATAAATCAGATAATTTATTACAACATAAAAAAAGAACGCATACTAGAGAACGACCTTTCAAATGCGACTTTGATAAATGTACAAGATGTTTCGTATCTTCTGGAGAATTAATTATGCACACTCGAATCCACACGGGAGAAAAACCTTTTAAATGTGACTTTGATAAATGTACAAGCTGTTTTATATCTTCTAGTCATTTAAAAACGCATACTCGGACCCATACTGGAGAAACCCCGTACAAGTGCGGTTCGTGTAATTATGAAACAGCACAGTCGAGCAATTTATCAAATCACAGAAAAATTCACACGTCAACTTATGTACAAAGGCAGAAAAAACGGGAACAGATAGTAGCAGATTACTTAAATGCGAATGAGATCGTACACATAAGGGAGCAGCGTCTTGAATTTGGAAAATGCATTGATACGAAGGAAGGCAGATACTGTAGTATCGATTTTGTACTCATGTCAGATAATTACAATTATACGGTAGCTGTTGAGTGCGATGAATCTCAACATAAAGCGTATCCAGTTAGCTGTGAAATTCGGAGAATGAACGACGCTTATACTAGTATTCTAACAAGCGGTAGTAATAGTAGTGGAAATAGCGGCGTACATTGGGTACGGTATAATCCTGATTCGTTTAAAATAAATGGAGTAAGCCAGTATTATTCTAAAAAAGATAGGTTGGACAAACTAAAAGAAACCATTTCTTCTTTGCAAGAAAATCCTCCAAACCAGAGCTTCACTATTACGTATTTATTTTACGATACGACAGATGGAAACCCGAATGTGATTAACGACGGTGATTTCCCAGAAGAGTTTAAGAATGTTGTAAGTTGTTACCCTGGTCCAGTATAATTTTAAAATACGTAAAAGAAATTGATTTTAGTTTTTATTGTCATTTAAATTATTTTGACAATAAAAATTACCAAGTGTAGTGTACCAATGGCAACAGTATGCTCTGCTACCATGAGAAGTAATGTAAAATGTACAAAACATACAATTCTACTTAACCGATTTTGTAACAACCATCTAAATCATGGAAAGTTTATTGTTAATCCTCGACCGGGAGTGTGTGTTGCAATCACTTCCACAAGTCTTCCATGTGTACATCCAAAAGCTGTATTGCTACAAACATGTAATATTCACAAAAACTTTCCTATCAATACCGCTCCGGAGTTACGTAATTACAACCTTGTTGAAGTAAACTACAATGATTTAATCGACGACGTGGTCGGAGTATTTGATACTGACTCCGAATCTGATAATGAACCCGAAGAACAACCTAACAATAATAACAATGTAGAAGAACCGTTAAACGGAGACGGTAATGAACCTGTCGAAATTGAAACTCAGCGCGTTCTGTACAACGAAGCCATGGAAAGACTTCAAAATAAAATTTACGAAAACAAAATGGAAACAATCATGCTTACAATCGAAATGGTTTTGTATACCCAGCCAAAAGAAAATGAAATCGACAGAGATGATTCATGTTCGATTTGTCTTGACCCGTTTAAAGAACTTGAAATTAGAAAACTTGTTAAACTTCCAGGATGTGCTCATATTTACTGTAAGGTGTGTATTGGTTCACTTTTATACCAGTCTGTGTTCAACCCAGTTCACGCAGATACAGTAATAAACTGCCCACAATGCAGGGCACGGATTGTGTAGTTATTGTGTTGTGTAAGAGCGACTTTATTTGAAGACCAAGAAAAATATACTACGAAAAAGAAATTGAATTTATAGTTTTAGACTTAGAGAGAATACACTGACCTCTACTATAGTCGTTACTTTCTACCTTACTCGAAATGACTACTTCCGGTACCAACACCACCACTCTTGATTCACGTATCGTCGAGCTTACTCTTTCCGCGATCACAAATGAAATTGGACTTTCCCTGATTCGTTTTGCGCTAAAGCAGCCTTCTAGTTCTACCCCGGAAGATATCCTTAAAAATTATAAAACCCAATACAAAGTCGTTACTCCTCCTACGGTTCAAATTCCAATGCCAACAGCTTCGACAGCCCCGGTCGCTGCTGTTGTTACTACTACAGTACCCGGTATTTGTCAAGCAATAAAGAAGGTAAGCAACCAGCCGTGTACTCACAAGGCAAAACCCGATTCCTACTTTTGTGGAATTCATAAAAATTCAAAACCCCCTATTCCGGAAATCATTACGGCAGAAACAATTCATGAAGATGATGAGATTCCGTCAATTAGTTCTGGTCATGTAGAAATCGATATGGAATCGGTTAGTACAACGTCAAGTGCTACACCCGCATCTGACTCGTGCAGTAGTAGCGGAACAAGCACAGCCAGTTCAGTAACAAGCGCAGAAAGCAAAGTGGTTGCTAGAAAAATCAAAGATACAACTAAAATCGACAAGTCAGTTAACCTAGACGAAATTGAACCTGTAGTAAACAACGAAGTTGAGGAGGTAGAGGAAACTGAGACCGAGGTTGAAGTTGAAGCCGAAGAGGTAGAAGAGACTGAGACCGAGGTTGAAGTTGAGGAGGTTACTGAAAGTACAGAAACCGAAGTTGAGGTCGAACCGGAAGTTGTCGAAATTAGTGTCGACGACTTTAAAACTATTCCTGGTAAATGCAAGTACATTTTTACCCGTGGAAAATCTGCACACGCCCAGTGTATGTTTGACATTTCCACCTCAAACACTGAATTCTGCGCCCGGCACTTTACCCAGTTCAAGAGCAAGAAAGTTGTATGTGGTGAAGTACTAAACGGTGTAGTTGCAAATATTTCACCTCCGATTGAAATTGACATCGGGGACGTAGACATTCTTGTATCAAACAACATTGCTTACTACCTTTGTGCGGACGGCACATACAAAATCATTGGCGAGCAAAACGGAATGGATATTCTTTTTAACGACGACAATATCCTTGAGTGGTGCAAGGAAGACACATCGAAGAACGCAAAGCACACAAGGGGCACACGTAAGTAAGTCTCATAACCTTTTTTCATTTTATCCTCATTATTTCTACTATAATCTATCTAGTTTGCTTTGGGTTTTACGTTTTAAAATTGAAAAATTGAAAAATTCTTATCCTGTTATGTTATAACAGTCGACTTTCTCTACTTTCTATTTTCGAACAGAAATCTCAAACAACCTAGATAGAGTATACTCTCTCAAAGCACACAATGTCTGAACTCCGGGCAACAATCACGCGACTCGAGCGCAAACTCATTGGACTCAGACAGCTAACCGACCAGTTCAAGGTTATGCACAAAACAAAACACGATATGGGAAAAACAAGAACAAACAGTAAAGGAAAACAAGTCTCTGCGGTTTCAAAGCTGCAGATGATTGACCTAACAAAGAAATTCAAACTCGCACAATCGCTTGCGGCTCTTATGGCAGATGAAAATGGAATCCAGGCTCGGAACCTTATTGAGATTGACACTGAGATTCTTGAAACAGAAACCGAACTTAAGCTTCAGAAAAACGTCATGGCAGAAATCAGAGACAAGAGAGATGAGATGGACGAGGAAGTACGCAAGTACGCACAGGGTAGTCACGTGTACACTGACCTGGTTAAAATCCGCAACCTTTACGAAAACCTCGAAAAGGTCAAGGGTGTAAAAGGAAAAGAAAAACAAAGAAACGCATTTGCACGTAAAATCACTGAGTTCTCCATTGGCCTTCCTCCGCTCGAGTCTGGCCGTAAAAACAGTATTCCTGTCCTTTACGAACAAGTCCTTCGTGCGATAAACAACTTCATTGGTCCTGTAAACCCTGCCACTTCTACAACTGTTCTTGGAAAACGACGTGCACCGCCTCCGCCTCCCGCGAGAAAAGACAAGCGCCATGCAGATGTTAGCTTTGATATTGGCAAGATACGTGAACTTGTTGGAAGAGAGGTCCGTGTGAATACCGGTGTTGAAAAGTACCGTGGGATTGTCAAAGAGGTTACCATGTCCGGCGCTCTGGTTCAAAACGCAACAACTTCGCTTGTAAAGCTTGTACACCCGTCCAACCTTACTGTTACTGGCCGCAAGTATACTGAAAAGGAACGAGAACTCAACAGGCTCGACTACTTCAAGGACGGACTTAACACTGCAGCACCCGAGTACGGAGAAGACGAAGGAGAGTACATGGACCTTGATATCGACCTTGAGGATATGGTCAACAAAGAAGCCAGAGATATAAAAAGAAGAAAAGAAGAAAATGAAGAAGGGTACAGACCCAACAACGACGACGAAGACGCGGGACCCGACTTTGGCCTAGACCGAATTGCAGCAATGAGTTCAGAGTACAGAATAGGTTCCAAAACAGAAAACGATTTCATTACTTCTAGTTCAAGCTCGACCATTATTGAACGTGTTGTAAAGGAAATATATACCATGATCAAACTCAACCGTGGCAAGATTCCTCTTCCTATTTCCCCTTCTGTTGTCAATGCAATCAAACCTGCGTTTTCAAAAGTAAAGGCCGCGCTCCGACTGGATTATAACCGAACCCCAAACCTGTTCCGTGCAGTTATTGGCGCGTTTGTTCACTTGTACCTTGAAAATCGGTTCAAAGTTGTTATTCCTGTAGCAAAGTACATTTCCGACAAAGGATACATTGGACCTTTTACAAAGGTAGTTGATGGCCAGAAAGTCGTTTCGTCAGGAAAGGTTCTTGTGGAGAAATTCACAGAGATGCTTCGGACCAAGTACAATGTCGACTTTCCATTTTCACTTCGAGGCAAAGGCCAACGCGTTCCTAGAATCGAGTACAAACCTCTTCGTGGTAGAAGTGTTGAAAGAAAACCCAGGTACGTCCAAGTTAGAAAAGGAGGACGAACCGCGGCCGATGACCCTACTGCGCGTGTAAGAACCCAAGGAGGAATTATAGCTCGACCTAGAGCTCTGCAGACAAGAAACGAAAAGGTTGTATTTAAAAAGAAAGATGGTCGCGATATGTTTGGAGGATACGAACGGCCTCGGTTTGGTCCGGTTCCTGACCCCAACGACCCTCTTCGTAAATTCAATTACAACGATACTCTATTTGGCGGAACTAGAGGAGAACGTACTCTTTACTCTGAAGGACACCTTGGCGATGAAGAAAAAGACCATGAGAAATGGCTCGAAGGAGAATGGGACGATCGTACAAATGCACGTCTACGGGCTATCTCCGGGTACGATACAGTTGCTCTTGGAACTACTGGCCAGTACAATCTCATAGAAATGAACTTGGCTGCGGATGCTAGAGAACTTGCCCAGCTTGAAGCAAGAGAAGACGAACTTCTTGCAAAGTTTGAAGCGAAACAGGATAGTCCCATGTACGAACAAGTCCAGGAAGCGTCCATTCACTTTGCAGAGAGCCGCGGAAAAGGAGGGCTCACAGACAAGGCTTTCCGTATTGAAGAAGACCTTGCTGACCTTGAAACTCAAATCACCGAACTGCGTCTTAACCCTGACCCGAACCGTGCTCGTAATAGAGTGAGAACATCTACACTTTACAAAAACAAAGACGCTCTTAAGAAGGGAAGAGCGTTTGAGTTAAAGAAGACTGTTATGAGTGACGATGTTCTAAGCAAACTTAACGACCTTAAGCTTGACCTTACAAACGCAAGAAAGACACGACCAACGGATGTTCCTTACCTTGAAGCCAAGATTGCTGGAATAAAACGAAGAAAGACGACAGGGGAAGACATGGACGCACAACAGCTCGATTACCTAAACACCCAGCTTGTACGCACATACGGCAACCCTGAACTCATTCTTAACCGGCTCGCACAGCTTCGAAGAGCTCGTGACCGTCGGGCAGTTTCCGATAGCTTCTACAAGAACTTGTAAGTGGTAAGCTACTGCTGTAGGTGGTACGCGAGTATTGTCTTTCCTACTTCTACATTCATTCTATTCATAACATCAACTTTAAAAATATCTTTCGGTAGAAAAAGCTCACAACCACTACCTAAAGTTATTTTACCAAGTAAGCCGCCGCGCTTTACTACTGTTCCAACTGTATCAAACGCATAAATCCTACGTGCAATGATTCCTGCAATTTGCCGTACAATGATTCCGTTGTCAAGATACGTATCCATCTTTTCGTTTTTACTTGTATCTCTCCTTGCATCCTTGAATACTCCAGTTGGAAAGTACTCTGAACCTACAATTAGCCCGTCTGTAGGGTAAACCTGTACATGTACATTGGTAAGTCCAATGTAAATATGAATCATTGTATACTCTCTTCCTCTAATAGTTACGTCCTTGATATACGTAATTGTTCCGTCCGCTGGACTTACAACCGCGTCCGCTGGACTTACTTTTTCTTCGGTATCCTCTCTTCCAGAGTACTTCGGAGGAAGACGGTTAAATACATTTAATGTTAGTTGAAGTACAGCCACTGCTAAAAATAAAAATAGATTAATGCTCGTCGTCATTATTACTGGTAATTTACCTTAATAATGACGGCGATTATTTAATTTTGGCTATTTCACTTACTGGACTCTATCTGTCTGTGCTGCCTTTCCAAGTGTCCCGCTTCCTATCCATGGCGACGGCTTTGCAAACATGTCTCCAAATACATTGGAAATGCTTGCAGGATTTTCCTGCTCTTCCTGGAATGTCCGCGGTACAAACCTGTATTCTACAATCGGCGGAGGACAAGGCTTTCTTGAGTTTTGAATTCCAAGTATAATTAACATAAACGCAACAAAAAGTACAATAACGTACCCTGTCCCGCCGCCGCGGTTGTTACCGCTACCCCCGAGTAGTACCATTATAGAAATTCCAACAAGAAGTAAAATTAAAATACCAAGTGTCGCAGTTACTACAACTCCCCCGTTCGAATTCGAATACGAATTTCCATTTGCCTGCGACATTTAGTATTACCTATGAAAAAGTAAATGTAAATTTGTTAATCTATTTATTCCGTTCGCTTCACTTCGCTTTGCTTAAAACGACATCATGTACGAATTACCATACTGCCGCATCATTTTAATCTGGTTATGGAATTTGCGCAGTGACCCCATTCGCATCTGAAGCTGCTGCTCAAGTCCTCGAAGCTCTTTGCGGGTTTCATTCATAACATTATGTGGGAAAATTGTCCGAATCTTTGCAATCAAACTAGTTACCTTTGCGTACGTCTCCCCTGTTGTATCCTTTAGCCCTGCTACAATCTTTTCAAGCTCCTGTACCTTCTTTCCAAGCACATCATGAATAGGTCCTAGTCTCATACGAAGTTGCTGGACAAGCATATCGTCTGTTCGGTTGCGCATATCACGAATGCTATCTTCAACTCGATTGGTATTGTCTTCTCCACCGTACGAGTAGCCCTGGAAATACATTTGCTGAACTTGTCTTTCGCTCTGCTGCTTTTGCTTTTCAAGCTGGCGAAGGACAGGGCCAAGGTTGTACTTTTCAATAAAGTCTCTGGGAATTCTAAACGATGCATCTGAGAATCTATCATTGTACTCGCCAGGCGACGAAAACGCTGATGATTTTCCGGATTCGTCGTTTAAAAACCGCATTGCGTCTTCAACATCTTCCTGGTCCTGTTTCACATCCATAAGAACAGAATCAAGCTTATAAGTAACTCTTTGCTTCCGTTGTCCAAGCTCATGCAGCTTTCGAACACTTTCTTCAATCTGGCGTCTGATTTGTCTCGTATTCACAAACACGTTTTCAGTCACAGATGCAAGAATCTTGCGATCGCGAATAGTCTCTTTGGCCAGTCCTCTAATCACCCGCTGGATTTCTTCTTCCGCCCTGTTGACTTTCGAATTCGATTTTGATTTTGACATGGTAACGTAACGTAGTGTAACGTAGTTTAGCTTCTTACTTACCGATTGCAAATAAAAAAGTATTGGGAGTATTGAAAGTACTTGGAATTGAAAGTGGAAAAATTGAAAATCCAGATTAAGATTGTGTTTATAATAAGTACAAGCAAGTAACCAGCCAGCTACTTTACCTTACTTTATTCTAGATTACTCTCGATTGATTTGATTAATGACTTCTTCCTCGGATTCTACTTCATCATATCCACCCACCACCACCACTACTGCACCTCTTTCGCTTGACATTTCAAAAGAAACCAATGAAGTTGGCGATCTCCAGGATTACCTTCGTAACGAACCTTTCTACCTTGGAACCAAACTCAACGTAGATAAAACTGCCATACTGATTTACTCTACCTCCGATACACCTACTTCAATTGCTTCTAAACATTGTGGAGATATCTTTCAAATCTCTACCAATCACGGAACACATTACCATCGGATGTGCCGCGCATCTGGATTTCCCATTGATTGTACCCTCGATTCTTTTTGTGATTCCTTTGCTACCATTAAAGGAAATGGAATGCAGGTTTCTTCTCTTTACGATTACCTTGACAGCAAAGACAGAGAGAGCCCAGTTCGGATTTACAAGACAGTTGACGGGACTGTTACGAATCTATACTTTTGTACCATTGATTCCAAATGGAAGACTTCCACTTCAAAGAAAATCGATGCAAAAGAAAGCTTCTGGACAAGCGAGTACTCTTTCGATACTCTTTTCCGGTCTACCATGGCCAGCTTTTCAGATAACGGAGAATTCGACAATCCAACTTATAACCTTGGCGAACTAAATACTTCTCTTACCTATACATTTGTCCTTTGCCATCCTGAATCTCGCCAGATTATTTCTGTTTCACGTCCTTCTATTACATTTATCTCCGCTCAATCTACCGGCAAAACTAAGTCTCTTCCCTCCAAGGAAATTGCAAATGCATTCAAAGCCAGGGGTGTTTGTGTACAGTCTCCTGTCTCCGTCGAGTATATCAAACGCAAAATGACTGATTCGGCTCGGTCGCTCGGTGGTAGCAACATCAACGGTGGAAATAGTCTTACCGAGCGCGGTTTTATTGTACATGTTCCTGATTCTTGGTCCACGACTGTTTACAAGTTTAAGTTTGATTACCCTCTTTTCAAAAAGGTCGAAGAGGCTCGCGGTGATAACAATAACATTTTTGTTCGGTACACTGACCTTTACCTGAAACAGTTTTCTATTGGTCCCGAAGAACGCCAAGCCAGTAAAGACCAAATCGTTTCTGCAGAGTACCTTTACCTTCTGAAAACACACTTTCCTGAATTTGCATGGACATTTTCAATCATCGAGTACAAGTTCCACCAGCTTTGCCGCGAACTTCAAAACTATTATTTCCAGGTTTACGTTTCCCGCCGGTACATTCTCTCCAATGACGTTCCTGAAAAATACATCCAGACGCTTCGCCAGCTTCACGCTGTTTACCTAAACACTAGCCAGAAAACCACCAAGGAATCTGTCGCTTACCATCTCACTTCCAAGGTTAACGGCTTTGTCCTCTTTACCCGCCTCTTTACATGGGACTGCTAAGGTCAATCTAAACTACCACTCTGTTACATTACCCCTCTATTATAAATAAAATTTCCCCTTGCACATTACACTGCAGGGGGAAAGTTATTTTAAGCGAGGGCTTTAGCCCCTCGTACTCCCTTAGAAGTTGTTTTGGGCACTTTTTCAAAAGTGCATTTATAGCTCACTGGACCTGTACGATGAGAACTGGTTCTTAAGCATAGAAAGCGAACTGACCTGTCTGCGAAGAGCAACTGAAAGTTCTCTAATGGGCTTTGCGATAGGACCAATAGTAAGAGCAGTTTTACCCTTTGCATCTCCCTTGAAAAGAGCAGTGAAGAACCCGGGCGAACCTCTAAGCGACTCGGGGCGAATCAGCTCAATAAGAGCCTGAATCTGAATTGCAATTGTTTTGCCTGACCCGCCGCTCTCGACCTTGTCAACTGCAAGAAGACGTACCCATGCAGAAGAACGAGCCTTGGAAAGACTGTTTACAAGCGAATTCGCCATATTTCTTGCAGCATTTTCCTTTTCGTACTCCATGTTGTTACTTGAGAAAGAGTTCATCTTTATCGGCTTTGACTCAAGTCTTTCGATTTTTGTAACATGTCTCTGAGCAGACGCAATAGCCTTGTCAAGCTTGTACCGTTTAATAAGCTGAGGCTCGGCCTGAAGGTCAAAAATCAAGGCAGAAACAACATCGTATGTAAGAAGGTCTGCATCCATGTACGCTTTAAACTCCTCAATAGTTTTTGACTTAGCCTTCTTATCGGTTTTAAGACCATCCTTCTTATCAATAGTACGAACGGTAAGATTTTTTCTATCGGCTTCTGGTGCGGATGCTGTAGCCTCCTTAACAGTCGGGGGCGTAGATGCAAGATTTGTCATCTGGGAAAGTGTACGGTAAATTGTAGCAAGGTCTTCCTCAACTGTCTCTGTGATACGCTCAACTTTACGTACAAGGTTCTCCTGACGGTCCTTCATTGACCGAAGGATAAGCTCCTGGGCCATAAACGACTCATCTGCCTTACGAGGAGCTCTGCGAAGAACAAGGCCAATATCATTAACCTTCTTGGCATCTTCACGAGCCTGGGCAAGGCCCTGGGATACAACGGAAAGCATTCTGTTTCCGCCACCACCGCCCTTCTTGCTCTTTCTTCTGCTTGATTTTCCTCTAGCCATACTTTTTAAAATGTTCGAGCTATGAGTTATACTCTACGCACAGATTTTTTTGTCGCTAAAAATGATTAAAAACAATTCAATATACTGTTTTTAATCTTTTTCTAATTGGTTATTTTCTTATTTATCGGTAACGGGGAACTTTGCAATTACCTGGAACGCTTCTGTAATAATCTTTTTCTTTTCAGTGTCATACGACCGGATATTTGCAAGCGCCTGGTCCTGTGAAAACCACTTTACATTTTTAATTTCCCCGATCTGACTAATGTTGGTCTTGTCAATGGTCGGGGTATGAATACCAGGCTCGGATGTTGCAATAAAGTAAACGTGCTTGTAATGTTTATGATTGGTACCTATGAATTCTTCTTCCAGACACGGGTGCGCGATTTCTTTGATATCAGAAGGAAGGTACCCTGTTTCCTCGCTAAACTCGCGCTTGGCACAATGCCTAGGCGTTTCGTTAAAGTTTAGTCTCCCCTTGGGAATTCCCCACTCTGTATCAATGTAAACTGACTCTGTGCTTTCAAGATACATTTGAATATCAAGCATATCGTATTTTGACTTTGCATGGCTATACTCGTTCTTGTAACAGTTGGATTCATGGTTTAGCCATAGCTTATCCCATAGCTGGTCAAATGTCTGGGTCCTTAGTGCTTTTCGCTCAGAGTACGTGATTTCACTAAACAATGTCATTAGCTGTTTCTGTCTTGCATCTTGGTCTACTGCAGAATACTTTCCACGGATTAGTTCAACAAATCCCATTGTATCTTTCCGCTGTACCAGTAGAATCTCTGTCTTTCCGCTTTTTAGATTCTTCTTGAATGCAATCACGCCAAAACTTGTAATTGGCTTTTTACACTTCCTGTAAATATGACCATACTCCCTACAGTTTCCACAAACAATCCTAGACCTCGACGGGCTTCCTCCCCGATTATTGTAAGTAGTGTACTCGTACGTCTGTGGTCGTTTTGAAGATGTAATTTCTCCAGAGTAGTTGTAGTTGTTACTATTGTTGTATCTTGACGACTGACCTTGGGAAGACTGACCTTGGGAAGACTGACTGTAGGAAGACTGGCCGAACGATGAATACATTGAAAACTCGGGTCTAGGTTTATAAAGAGGTACAGGTGTATTGTACGGACGCGAATGTGAATGTGGATGTGGATAGTACATTTAAAGTAAACGAATTTGAGCTGTTAAGTATGCATAAACAACTGCTACTATACAGCAACAGAAAAGTAATTAACATTATTACCTCCAACTTCTTAATTCGGAGACTGACTATTATATTTACATATGTCAATAGGTAGGAAGTAAGTAACAAAACACCGGTACTTTTAATTGTCCGGAATGTCTTGGTGGTATCCTGACCTCTCTGACCCTCAGTTTCATGAAAAGTTACATGCCAAACGCGAATTTGGACCTTTGCTTTCGAAAAAGCGTGAAAACACAGAAAGCGGCGGAAGTATTGCACCTCACCAGAGATTTGTAAAGAACTTTATTACTCCCAAGACTCCGTACGAATCCCTTTTGCTTTTTCATGCTCTTGGGTCAGGGAAAACATGTTCGGCCATATCTATTGCTGAAAACTTTAAACCCAGGTCCGAATCCAAATCCGCCAAACGGATTCTTGTTTTGGTAAAAAATCAAACCATTGCACAGAACTTCCGTAACGAAATATCTTCTGAATTCTGTACTGGAAAAACCTACTTGTCCCGTGCAGAACGCCAGGTTCTTGCTAGTCCTGATGACCCTGCTTTCGAAGAAGCAAAAGAAGATGTTATGCGAAGAATCAAACGAAAGGTTTCTGAACGGTACGAGTTTATGACATTTGGCGTTCTTGTCAATCGCGTTCTTGGAACTCGCCTTCCTGAATCCTTTGGAAGTGGCGGCGGGGGCGGCGAAGACGAAGACGGTTCTAACCCCGATCTTGATTTTAGTATTGACGAACTTGAACCAGTGCCGGCTCGGTCTCCCCCCAGTCGTTCTCCTGGCCGTTCCAGTCGTTCTCCCTCTGGTCGTTCTCCCTCTGGTCGTTCTCCTCCCTCTGGTCGTAACCCTAAACCTTCCAGTAACGACGACGACGACCTTGATGAATTCTTTGGGAATATTGAAAAGCGTATATCGAACTCGAAATCGGGAAATAATAGAGGAGGCTTCGATTACGATTACGATGCAGGTGTTTTTGATGAAATCCTTAATGATACTCCTGGCCCTGGTACTTCGAAATCGAAGTCAAAGTCAGGTAAACCAAAATCGAAAAGTGCTATAAAAGCAGACGCTGCAAGAAGAATCACAGGCGGGTCCTTGCTTAACCTTGATAACCGTGTTATTATTATTGACGAAGCACACAATATGGTTGGAAACGATGTTTATACTGCTTTAGTAACTCTTCTGGATAAATCAATCAATACAAAGATTGTCCTGTTAACCGCTACTCCTGTTTTCGATAACTTGCTTGAACTTCCTGAACTAATTAATATTCTAGTTCCACCATCTCAACGCCTTCCTATTAGAAAAGACTTTTTGACTTCTCAAATTTCCAAGTCCCAACAACTTATTCAAAAAACCAAATCCGATGGCGTTTTCCAACTTACAAGTCACGGTAAAAACGTTTTCACTCGCTTGTTATCTGGCCGCGTTTCTTATATCGGAATCGACTCTTCTACCTTTCCAAAACGAATTGATATTGGCATTCCCTTGGTTTCCGCTGTTAAACATAGTATTGTTGTATTCGAATGTCCTATGAGCCCATACCAGACCTCTGTTTACGTAGTCGCTGTACAAAAAGATAAAATGGCCGAAGGGTCAGGTATTGGCTGGAAACATGCAAGCGATGCTGCTACTATGACTTACCCGAACAACGAATTCGGCTCAAAAGGGTTTAGAACAGTTACTACCGGCTCCGGGAAGGGAGGAAAAGGTACAAGACTAGCAGGTGCAGCTGTTTCCACATTTGAAAATATTATCCATGATAAAACAGGTTCTAAATTTAAAAGTACCAAGGCTTTGTCCAACTCTAACGCAGGTGTAAAGTTTAAATCTTCCGAACATTCCTTGTTGTTCCAGGGCTTTGGCCCAAATGGCCAACTGGAAAAATACGGAAGTAAACTTTTTTACTTGATTCAAAACATTTCTAAAAGTCCAGGAAGTTGTTTTGTTTACTCGCAATTTGTTAACGGTGGCGGGATTGCTATTGTTCGTCTTGTTCTTATTGCGTACGGCTTTACAGAGTATCCTAACCGCTCGGCTGGTGCTAACTCCCCTACATTTGCCATTATCGACGGAAGTGTAAGTACTTCTGCACGTGAACGGATTTTAAAACGGTTTAACAGTGAAGCAAATAACCGTGGTCAACTTATTCGCGTTTTGCTTGGCACGCCTTCCATCTCTGAAGGCGTTACTTTAAAAAATGTCCGGCAAATTCATATTCTTGAACCGCCCTGGAACATGTCCCGCCTGGAACAAATCATTGGGCGTGGTATCCGGACAAACTCTCATGCGACTCTTCCTATACAAGAAAGAACCGTTCAAGTATTCAAGTACGTTGCAACTTACCCGGACAAGGAAACCATCGACCAGTACAAGTACAAGATATGTGAAAACAAAGATAGAGCAATCAAACAAATCGAACGGATTATGAAACAAGCTGCTATTGATTGCAAGTACACTTCTTCCGGTCCTTCTAGTTATTCTCCCGAAGACCAATTTTCTGCCAAGTGTGATTACATGTCCTGTGACTACTCTTGTCCCTCTCAACCTCGAGCGAGTTCTGGTAGCAGTAGACACAATACAGGTACTTTCTTTTCTAGTTTATCTTCTTCCGAGGTTGGAAGTTTAAAAACGGTTATAAAAACCCTTTTCTCCAATGAATCTGTATGGTCCCTTGGCCAAATCGTTTACTTCTTTTCTGAACATCCAAAGTTAAAACAGTTTGATAAACTTATTGTTTACAAAGCTCTTGATGAAGTAGTTAGACTAAAAGAGTTTGTTACTGATAAACACAAGCAAAACGGGTATGTTTTATACAAGAATGGATTTTACATATTTAATCCCATGAATGTTAAACCTGTTTCTTCCGTATATAAGAAAACAAGACCTCCGCGTCTAGAAAAACCTTCTGTTCCCCTGGACGCTTTCCAACGAAAAATCAATGAAACACTTGGCTCTCTTGCAATCCAACCTCGGTCCAGAACCAGACCTCAGCCAAGAGCTAGACCCCAGTCCCCTCGCCAGGGTCAGTCTCCCAGGTCAGTGCATTCGAACCGGTCAGCACAGCCAACCCAGTCGGGTCAGGAAATCGAACGGATTAAATCCTTACCTATCTACGCCACTCTTAACATTACAGATGGAAAGTTTAGAATCGTAGATAACAGAGCCGCAATCGAAACAAACGATGCTCGTAAAATTAAAAAAGGGTCTGTTTGTGAATCTGCAGGGTTTACTCTTGCTGTTCTTGTTGATATTTTTACCATTGTCACAGGCGACCCGCCAGCTATGAAAATGAGAAAATCAGATTTGTGTATACATATTAAAACCGCAATGGTTCAAAAGAGTATGGTTGTTTTGTAATTTATTTAATTCTGTAGTCTGTAATATTTTTAGTTTTCTTTACTCTACCTTGTCTTTCTCTTTGCTTTTCTTGGAATCAAGGAAACACTACAACTGGCTGCAGAAAGTCCTTTGGCTACTTCCGTTCCTTCTTGTGCTAATTTGTCTGCTATACTGTTCCCGTACCACTTCGTGTACTCTTCCGACTTTGTATCCGCTGGCGCCTTCTTGTGCGCCCGAACATGCTCGAACCGAACTTGGATTCCTTTTTGTTTTAGCATTTCAATTGTAGAGTACGCTTCTGTAATGATTTGCCGATGCTTTACATTTTCTCCGTGCGAGGTTTTCCATCCGTTCTTTTGCCAGTTTCTAACCCATACAGTTATACATTGAATCGAGTACTTGGAATCTGAATATACAATTACACTATTAAACCCTCGCATGGTCTTTACTATCGCTAAAGCCGATGCAATTGCTTTTAGTTCTGCTTTTTGGTTCGAAGGCGGGTCGGGTTCGCCTAGAATTCCTACCATTGGCATGGACAGATTCAAGGGATTGTTCCTGGAGAAAAATACGCCATAGCCAGCTTGGCAATTGATTTTGCCGTTATTAAAACTTGACCCGTCTGTCCATACACAAAGAGCTTTGTCTTTACTTTCGCTTTTTTGAGTTTGAGTTTGATTAGGTCCTGGCCGGTGGTCCAGCTTTGGAAAAGAAAAGGGCGACTGTCGAAGAGACGACTGCCGGAGAGCAAGAGGCGGGGGTCGTAACTGAACTTGTCTTGTAGGCGGTTTTATTTCACGAGCACGAACTCTACCTGGAACAGGGGCTAAGACCGGCGCAGAAACAGGAACTGGAGCGTTCCTCTTCTTGTACTCTGAATGTAACTCAAATTGAACTGCCCTAGGCTCTCCTGTGTGTTTTCTATGCTTGTTCTTATTTTCCCTTACCGCCTCATCAATTAACATTACTTTGGTCTCTACAATTCTTCCTGTTTGCATAAAGTACTCGGCCTCGGCTCGGCTCTTAAATTTCTTGTACTCTGGTGACGTATATCCAGACACTTGGTCCTTTGCACTTGTCCATGATTCATAAATGCCGGGCCGGTACCCCTTTCGAATTGCATAGTAGTACATTCGTTTCGTTCACTTCGTTCGTTTACTTACAGTTCTAATTGTAATTAGAAATAAAAAATCAGGATACATCCCTGTCGCTATAACCCATGGGTATTTGTGCTAGCTGTGCTAGCTGTGCCGGTAGCTTTACACCTCCGGTTCCAGACAAAACTAACCCTCGTGGTATTGTAGTAGTTACTCCTGCTGCTAACGAACCCGGGCCTGAAAATGAAAACACTCTTTCGGGAGAAATAACAGAACGGGAATGGGTCCAGAACTTATCCGTAGGAGAAATTCCCATGTACATTGTCCTTGGCAATCAAAATAGCGACCAGTTATGGTCCCTTTCGCCTGAAACTATGTTTAACTTGTACCCGAAATTCAAAATGCGCGTTCGCTCTCTTGCATATAAGTATTACGGAAAGGTTCTTTTGGATGGAAATGGTATCCATATTTACTTTGCAAAGTACAGAAACGGGATTCAGTTTGTTTGTGACCTGGAAACATTTATAAATACCACATCGAATTTGCCTCCGCCGTATAACAGTAACGCACATTCCTCTTTTTCTGTAAGTTACGGAATCGCAGTTGGAGAAATCGAACATTTTAACCAGAAAGAGTACTACGGTATTAACGTTCTTTCTGCAGTTGCCCAGTACGCCCATTGCAAAAGCAACAGTGGTAACAGTGGCAGTATTTCATTTTGTGCAAATACTTCGTTCGTGTATATTGACGATACTATTCTTCACGACCTAAAACTTGGCTTGCCTAGACAACAACGAGGGGGAGTAAGGACTCGCGCACGAGGAACTAAATTTGAATCCTGGACTTTTAACCCTATTGCCACTTTAATAAAAAACGAATGTTCTATTCCTCCTCTTAACAATTACTGTAAGTATCAGTTGTATAACATGCACAATACATCTAGGTCAGGGTCAGCTCAGTTCACAATACAGTCCGGGTACAGAAACTAAGCAAATTTGTAAAGTTGCAACAAACGAAAAAGTGTCTAAAACTAAAATACAACACACAAAACATTTTAAAAGCAAGTAGTATACTGTTTGCTTGCTTTTAAAATGAGTAGAAGTAGAAGTGCGTCCTCGCTTTCAATACATGGAATAGATAGGCTTTTATTTCAAACAAAAAATGATTTAAGCGAGGGAGTTGGTATTGAAAGAGCAAAGAATTTTCTTTTCCATTCGTTATGGGTCATTGACCAATGTATTTCAACTGGAAACTATACCATGTTTACTCTCTTTTTAAAAATAGCCAACTCTATTTATTACTCAAACGGATATACTCGTACATATGTTTTTAAATTTGGAGCAGACAACGATACCTCTTCAGTACCAATGTCGCTCGAATCTATTCTGGACAATAGGAAAAAGTCCAAAAATACAACAAGTAAAACTCTTGCAAGTGTTATTAGAGAAAGAAGTAACAAAAAGAATGAAAATCTTGCACATAAAGAACGAGAAATTTCAAGATTGCTTGATTACGCAATATCCCAAGGTCTGTTTGAACTATCCGATGGCGACCGCCGAATAGGCAAAATTACACCTTCAAGTTTTGATAATTTTATACTTGTATCAAATGCATTTGTTAATATTCTTGCTGACTTTAAACTTGGGTCTGCTCCCGGAGGAAACAAAAACTACGATTCTCGTTTACTGGATTTGAAAAACAACCTTATCAGTATACTAAAAGCAACTGTATCGTCTAACTCTAAAACAGAATCTATAGTTCAAATGGTCGAAATGCTTTCCACAAAAGAAGATATACGTCTGGTCTTACATACAAATGTACATAACAAACCATACAATGCGATTGTGCAGACAATAGGCTACTTGATGACATCCGATACTGTCGCACAGTACAATAGTAAAATCGTTGGATTGTTTTCAAGAATAACAGCAATTGAAAAAGAGTATAGAGAATTAAAACTTGAGTTTTGTGATAGAGTTATAAGTCAAGCCAATGATTTAAACCGCCTTGGAGAAAAAGCAAGTCAGCTTGTTGAGAATCTAAATATATATAGCGAAGATTGCATTTCTCTTGAAAAGGTTTTAAATAACTTCTTCCAGCTCTTGCGTCTTGAAATACCAGCTACTCCAAAAGACTTTGCTGCCATTCCTATTTTCAAATATTCCGGAGAAACTTCTCCTTCGTTTGAAGAGATTGAATACTACTCTGTTCAGATTCTAAAAGATTACAATGCATTCAAAGAAACAGCCGAAGAAATTAACAAGGAACTTAAAACCATACCAAGGTCTTTACCAAGTGGTAGTAGGTCACGAACTAGATTTCACTCAGGGACACGTTATCGTCGCGCACCGGACGCAACAGGTGACCCAAGCGGTACACGACAAAATTCTGGTCGCGGTAGAAGTAATATGCCCGCACTTGTAGATTCTCCAGACCGTTCAACCATTCGTCCTGCTGCAATGACCGAAGCAGATTCTACCGCCTTATTTAATCGAGCTGTACGAGCCGCACGGCCTGACATTAACGACTTTGACCAGGACGAGTACGACCTTGAAGAATGGAATTAACTAATTAAAAATACAAATGGATACAAAGTAAGTACTTTAATTCAAACAGTTAATTAAGTATGGCTACTTACTACAACCGTTATCTTAGTTGTCCTCATCTTTGGGAACTCGTATATGAACACGACTTCTCTGGTGTTTCCCTGGTGCTTTACCCTTTGTCTTCATCCCGAAAACGCCAGACCATGTACATTGACGCCAACGATCTTAGAATCGTTCACTTGAAGTACGGAAGAATTAAGTTTCAAAACAAGGTTACCGGTGTTACATGGAAACTATACACTTCCGAATCACACCAGTTCTGTAAATACTCTTCCGCTAACGCCTTTTCTAAAATTGGAAATCGTATGGGGCTTTCGTCGCCTAAATAAATACATTTTATTTCCTTTCAATATATTTGTGTACCTTACCCCTACTTTGTTTCGTTTCAATCAGAAGCGGGGGTAAATTACAATACCTATTCTCTACTTACTAATCAACTTACTCGCTCAATTTGAAAAGTCACTTCACTCGTTTCGCTTCACTCATGGATTTTAACAAGTTTCGTAAAGAAAATGGCGGAACAGATACAGTTCCCGCCGAAGTGCCTTCCATTGACCCTGACTATATTTGGAAAACTTGTGTTGCAATTGCAAAAGAGTACGCCCCTTGTATGCCCAAACCCGACTCAGTTCGGGAAAAGAAACAACTTGAAGTTAGAAAAAAGTATTCTGAGTTTGTTTCAAAGTATCCCCAGCTTACCAACAAACTCCTTGCGTCTGGCCCTGATTCAGAAACCATGCATGTCCGCTTGGAAAACATTAAGGATATGATGGATAAAATCAAAGATGTCCAGGCCGGAAAAACAGATATAAAGAAACTCCATGTCCAGGTCGGTAAAGAGTACTGGTCAAAGTACAATCCCAAATAGCTTTGAAAAGCTATAGCAAACAACGGCTTTTCAAAGCCGTGGCAAAGGAGGAACCGAAGGTTCCGAGTATAGCCTTCGGTCCAGAAAAGCATAAAAATGATAAAGACGTATAAAAGCCCCAAGCAAATTGCTTGGGGCTATCTTAATTACACTCAGAACCTTTGGTTCTTTCTTTGCCGCACTCCATTCGCCCTTTCAGGGCTCAGTCCCCGGAGGGGACAGTCGTAGGGGCGCTGAAGCCCCTCATTTATACTTGTTGGCTAAAACCAATGTAATGTAATGTAACCTCAATTCCAGAGTGTTATATTTGGGTCATTGCATTTAGTTAGCCAACAATCATAAATTACTATGTGTGAGTTCTGTATTGTATTGTTAGTCGATTTCATCTATTTCGATTCAATTACTTACCTGTCTCTTGCGCGTACTTCAAACCAAACCTTCTTCGGCGTTCTTGCCTACTTACCTATCCGGTGTCTGCTTACTTGTCCGATCGTAGTTCTTGAGTTTAGTCGTGTCTCTGTATTACAAATCCAATTAATTTAGAGTTGATATTACTCTGGAACTGTACAATAATTACAATCCAGTAGACCTTACTTAATGCATATCTCGCATTCGCTCGTCCGTTACTTGGTATATAATTTCCCTTTCTTACCAGTAAAGTAACCCAGCACGTTTCGACTTCGCGTGTACCTATTTACCTACCTACCTACCTATAAAATCCAGTTTACCTGTCAAATGTTAATTAATTAAAGCCAGTTTTTCGATTACCATTAGTATTGCCAGTTAATTACCTCTAGTCGGGACCGAAGGTCCCTCCTTTGCCACGGCTTTGGAAAGCCGTTCCTTTTAGCCGCAAGTGTATAAGTACTAAGATGATACTACTACCTAAGGCTCCACGGTTGCTGCGCGATTACTTGCATACAGCACCAGGTTCTACTTGGTTTCGTTTCATTTTTTGTTATCTTACATTACTTGCGTTTCCGGAGTGTACCACGAGGAGGTAGGAACTTTCAACACTCCATCTCTCCGTATAGGTATCGAACCTACGACCGATGGATTAACAGTCCAGCGCTCTGCCACTGAGCTAACGGAGATTTATAGGTTTAGGTTGTATATTTACAATATAGTCTATTTGTGTTTCACTTGGCCTCCGCTTAATTAAATACTCAATGCGCTTGTCACAGTACACTACATTTGATTTTGCGAGAGTTGTCCGGGTACCGCCACGAGGAGGCGAAAACACATTGGTACCCGTTGAAGTCCCTACTGGGGTTCGAACCCAGATAATAGAATTAGAAGTTCCATATGCTACCATTACATCATAGGGACGAACTTTGTTGCCGAAAATTAACCCATCCGAGATTTGAACTCGGGTACCCAGATTCAAAGTCTGATATGCTAGACCACTACATTAATGGGTTGGACGAGAAGAAACATTTGTCGGCTACAGCAAATGCTTTACGGTTTGAACTGAAATAGAAGTAATGTACACCTAGATAATAAATTTACTAGAAATACATGTTTCTTGAATTGTTCGTTTGTGTTCCATTTGGCCGTTTTATTGTTAAAACGTTTCTAGATATTACCACGAAGAGGTAAGAACACTCAATATCCATATTATGCTGTAGGGGATTCGAACCCCTGAGGACTTCTAACGTCCATTGGTTCTTAAGACCAACTTCTTAACCACTCGAACAACAGCATTGTTTTTTTGAATTATTTTAGGAATTCGACCTTTGGCTATTTTTATGTTAATTTTTATTTTGTCGACAGAACGTGTCTGTTTGACTATGACAGTTTGGACACAGCATTCTAAGATTTTCAATCCTGTTGTCGTTAGATGTACCATTAATATGGTCAAGTTGCAGTACTAATTTTTCTCCATTCCAATCTGGTAAAATATTGCATATGGAACACATATTGGTTAATAGACCTTCTTCCATAAGTTTTATTTTTAGAGGTTGGTTGTATGTATATGTAGAATTTTCTACAAGAATGTGTTTTAATGTACGTATTGGATGCGATGTCCCGGGGGGTTTTAAACCTTTTACATACCCTTGTTCCTCACTTTCTTCTAGATGACTAAAATCAATGTTATCATCTTTCAGTCTCTTTTTTAATGCTCGTAGTGGTCCGCCCGTTGCAATATCATAACCTAGAGTTGTTATGATAGCAGAATACGAAGATGAGGTTCTTACAAGCACTTTAAAATCGCATAAAGACATTTGATGTACTTTTGATGTTTTTGTATATATATGTGTTAAATCTATCCCATCACTTGCACATCTGGCCTTGAGTGTTTTTACATTTGCACCTCCGGGTGTATTACATTCTAAACGTGTTAGAATCTCTGTTATTGTATCTGATTTATCTACCATATCAGATAAATCATCCGTACTTGTTGTCCAAATCAAAGATGTTTTAGGTTTATACATTGTCGCCTGATATATTTTATATTTCCAAATCTTTAACTTTATTTAGAAGTGAAGCCGAATTCTTTTGCCTACAGAATGTATCTGTTTGACTGTGACAATTCGGGCACAACATTCGAAGGTTTTCAATTCTATTATCAATCGAGTTTCCGTTGATATGGTCAAGTTGCAGTACTAGCTTTTTACCATTCCACATTGGAGGTAAATTGCAGATAGAACATACTTTTCCAAGTAAACCAGCGACACGCAGCCTTGATTTTAACCCCTTGTTGCTCACATATGTCGAGTTCTCAACAAGAATCTCGTCCAATGTATACAATGGCCGAGACGTTTCTGGACGCTCTAGACCTTTTGCCCATCCCTGTCCTTTACCGCCTTCCAGGTGGCTAATATCAATATTGTCATCTTCCATCCGTTTCTTTAACATCCGTAACGGTCCACCTGTTGCAATATCGTAACCTAGCCCAGTTAGAATAGAAGTGTATGTATTTGACGAACTTACAAGTATCTCGAAGTCATGCTGAGATATTAAACGTACTTTTGATATTTTTCTATGGAAACGACTGATATCTATATTATCTTGTGCACATCTATTTTTAAGTGTTGTTAGATTTCCACCACTAAGCGTTTGAACTTTAAGCCTTGTTAGAATTTCAGTCACGGTGTCTGATTTATCTACAATGTCAGATAAATCATTTGTACTTGTTGTCCAAATCGGAGATGTCTTCTTTGAGCATGCCATACTACACTACCGCCCGCTATACATTTTATATTTTCGAATCTTTAACTCCCGTTTGTTTGTCCACCGGTAGTACAATTTAACAGTACCATTGATAAAACGATTGGTCATTTTACGCGATAAATGCTTCTGGTGGTACTTGAAACCACGACTTCTGCTTTACTTACTTTGTGTAAGACACAAAGCCATAAGAGCAGCACTCTAAACCAACTGAGTTACAGAAGCGTAGGGGTTGGTGGACAAACAAACGGGGGTGTCACTCAGCACACAATATATACACATTGATTTCCTTAACTTAAAAAACGGGCCTCGACAGGGGCATCAGCGCCCCTCCGGCTAAGGACCGAAGGTCCTGTTTGCCACAGCTTTTTAAAGCTGTTTAGAAGTCCGGCAACCCAGTTGTAAAGTTATCCATATCCTTAAATCCATCTGCGAGCGCATCACTCATACCTTTAAGAGGGTCGGATTCGGTGTTCATGTACATGGAAATAACAAGCCCGCCGACCAGGGAAACAAAAAGGCCATTCCGAATTGAATCCGACCGAAGTTTCTGTTTTTGCTGGTAAGTCTTGCTTTCACCAGTCATGTAAAAGAACAAGGAAGAAACAGCCCACATCGCGACAATAATTACAGCAGGGTTACTTTTTAATGTTTCAATGCTAGTGCCAAGGTCAGGAAGGTTACTTGTAAGACTTTCCATTCCTTTCTGATTTATTCTAAGTAAGTATAACTAAACCTTCGGGTCCTTCGGTCCTTGTACTGTTTAAAGAAAATACAAAACAAAGAGAAACGCGTACCAAATAAGTTTATCTTTGAACAGGTCCAATCATTTCCGAAATATAAATGTCCCGTGCTTCCTTCTTTGTAAGGTAAATAATTTTATGTTTATGCTTGGTTTCCTCCGCAATGTAATTTTGCTTACATTTTTTACTGGACTCCTTTAGCTTTTGGTCAAAGTAAGACTGGTTCGCGGGAACGTATCCGAGAACACATCCAGTAAATGCGTTTGAACGAACAAGAACCGAAGGCGTAGAAGCTGAAGCGTCTGACATTGTACTTGTTATTTTGCGGTGCTGCAGTGTTGTACTTATCTGTTATATACTACCCAAAGTTTACTCTGGGTTTTCAATTTTTATTTTATACACGAATAGGAGTGGTCCATGCACGGGAGCTGTTGTTGATACCGTTGAGTCAAGGTAAGTTATTCCGTACTCTTCAATTTGGATTGTATCGTTTTTCCCAAACTTCTTTTCGCGTGCATACTTTGAAAGATTTTCGCCAAGGTAAACCCGGATTTTATTTTCTTTGAATTTAGTTTCTGGCTTGTCAGGGTTAAAGTTAGTATCGTATGCGATTAAGTCACATAAATCATTATCGATTCTGTACTTGTACTTTCCCTCAACGACCTTGTCGATTTTAAGCGAAAACATATCTGGAATATTTGTATTTGTACTTTGTCCATTTCGAATTCGCGAAACAATTCCTTTCCGGATTGGAATGCATTTGTGCCCGGGTTTTACAAATCCAAAACTAGGGTTGGTCTTAATCTGAGAAGAATAAGGTGGCGAAGGAAGGTTTGGAAGCGGTCTTTGAACTTGAGAAACAATTGCAACCTTAGGGTTAGGGTTTTGTTTTGGACACTTAAGCGAGGGCTTCAGCCCCTCGCGCTCCCTTAAAAGTGTTAGTTTTGCACTTAGACCTTCTAGACCTTTTAGACTACTCATTCGTTTCGTTGTTTCGTTATTTCGTTGTCTGAATGTTTGAATACAATTTCATTTATCATTTTAAGTAAAAGATACAAAAAGAATAAAAAAACAAGATACCAAAGTACAACCAAAAACAATGAAGAACGACCAATTCCACTTCGAGATTATCCTTGGATGTATGTTTTCAGGAAAGTCAACTGAATTGATTCGCCGGATTTCACGTTACCAGTCCATTGGAATGACCGTTCTTTGTATTAACCACAGCCTTGATACACGGGCGGCCGGAGATACAATCAAAACGCATAACCATGATACCAATCTTATCTCTGCGCTTAAAACTTCCGCGCTTATGAGCATTACTGAAACCGAAGCGTTTACTAACGCGGATGTTATCGGGGTAGACGAGTCGCAGTTCTTCAAGGACCTTTACCAGTTTGTTCTTTTTGTAGAGAAATGTAACAAGACTCTTATCATTAGCGGCCTTGATGGCGATTATAAGCGTGAACCCATTGGCGATATCCTAAAATGTATTCCTCTTTGCGATACAGTTGTAAAGCTAACTGCGTTTGATATGATTGATAAGGACGGCTCAACAGCTATCTTTACAAAACGGATTTCAAAACCGGTTGGGTCTGCTGACTCCATTGAACCTGAAGAAGAAGAACAGATTTCAATTGGCGGAAGTGAAAAGTACCTTGCTGTTTCGCGAAAGAACTTCCACCTGGTTCGGTTTATCAAGAAATAAAAAATAGAAAGATATAATAAGTACCTGTTTACTAAATCGAATCAAATCAAATCAGAGTATCGGAAATGGCGTCAGTAGTAGCACAAGCCGTTATTGGAGGATTAGTTTCAAAGATTTGGGAAATGTTCCTTGAGGAGCTAGCACATCCGGCTTGGGATATTGGCAATTACATGAGAGTGGTTACAAAGGTAATGGAGATTGTAGATACTGTTTCTGACCTTACTGGTTCAGAGAAGAAAGGGCTTGTACTTGATACTATTGACAAGTACGTTTCGGAATCGGATGACTCTCTTCTAAAAGCGATTCTTTCACGCGCAACTGTAAGCAATCTTATCGAAACAGTTATTAGCGCATCCAAGGGTCTTCTGAAGCTAAAGGCAAGTGGAAAGAAACTTACAAAGAACTGCTACCTTACAGCTTTCCAAAGCTGTGGCAAAGGAGGGACCTCCGGTCCCAAGTAAACGAAACGAAACAAAACGAGTAATCGTATATTCATTGACTAATAATCTTGGAGTATACTATTAAGCTACCTTATTGTCTAAACGATGTCTGACAATACTATAGATACTGCAACCCCTCCTACAAACGGAATTGGTATGACCAATGGAGGGTCCAATAACAATACAACCATTGCGCCGAACGGTGATGTTGTAAGTAATAGTAATAGTAACAGTAACAACAATTACAATACAAACTCTCTTCCCCCTGTTATCGCAAGTAACGGTAGTAACAACAATAACAACAATACCAATGGTCCTCTGGCTGGAAGTAACGGAAGTAACGGGAGTAACGGTAACAATAGTACCCCGGCAGTAACCCCGACATGGGTATGGTGGCTTGCAGCAGCAGCAGCTCTTATTCTTACTTTTCTTGTTTTCGCAGCTACACAGCCGCTCGATACTATGAAAACTATTGCAACCGCTCCTCAGATTCCTGAAACCATGTCTTCTTTTGCAAGAATTGTTATTGGTATTCTCGCTCTTGCTACTATCGGTCTTGGTATCTTTGCAGCGAGTCGATAATCCAGTAATTTAAAATTATACATGTATACATAATAATATAACCAGGAGTGTGTGTGCTGCACTTCACCGCTGCCGCTGCTTCGCCGCTTCGCTAGCAATTGAGGGTCAGAACCAAAAATCAGCCGAGTCATTACCATTGCCGTTGTCTAGATTCAAAAAAAAAATGGCCTCTCTTGCATTTCGTATCGCGTACCTTGGCCAGAAACTCCGATTGAATAAAACTTCAGACACAATCAAGAAAATGTCAAATGTACAGAAAGTCTTTTCGCTTCTTCAACGTCCAAACCATCCTCAGCGAAGTCCTGCGTGGTTTCAAATGCGCGAAGGAAAGATTACCGCCAGTGAAGCCGCTTGTGTTCTTCCTCTTTCGTACACTGTTTGTGACGCCTTCCTTACTGAATTTAACCTTTGTGGTGTTCAAAAAGGAATTCCAGTTGGAATTAAATCCGATTTCTTTACCGGCGACACAGATAAAAATCCGTGGACGAATATGTCCAAACAACCTTTTGAACTAAATGCAAAAAAATGGTCAAACCCGTACTCGTCCAAGGAAGAGTTTATGATTAAGAAATGTGGCCATTCCAAGTTTACAGGTAACATTGCAACCCGCCATGGTGTAAAGTACGAACAAGTCGCTTCTGATATATACGCCCGATTGGCAAATACAACCATCCACGACCTTAGTCTGGTTGAGGATATCAAGTACCCTTGGCTTGGCGCTTCACCGGACGGAGTTACTTCAGAAGGAAAACTTATTGAAATCAAAGTCCCTTTTCGCCGTGTACCTTCCGGTATTCCTCCTTTTTACTATTGGATTCAAATGCAAATGCAACTCCAATGCTGTTTGGAACTAGACACTTGTGACTTTATTGAATGTATGATTAGCGAATTTAAAACTGAAGATGAGTTTACAGACTTCCAGCTGCCGCCAAGCACGTTTACTGACCCAGGATACCAGGAGAAAGGAATTATTCTGGAAGTATACAAGGAACGCGACTACGATTCGCATCAGTACATTTACCCACCTAAAGATATGACAAATCCTACTGAGTTAATTGACTGGGCTGATTCGCAAATTACATCCTTTTACGCTGCACAGAAGATTCAACATTGGTGGTTTAACACTTCCACTGTTCAGTCTCGTCCCATCGGCCAGTCTTCCTCTAGTCAGTCTTCCTCTAGTCAGTCTTCCTCCAGTCGCGCGCATTCCCCAACGTCTCCAATTTGGAGAATTGCTAAAAAGTATTGGAAACTAGATAAACTTATTATTACTCCTGTCCAGCGCAGCGAAAAGTGGTTCCAAACAGTTTTGCCGATTCTCTTTGACGCGCACAAGGAAATGGAAACGTACAAGCGCACAGGAATTACCCAGTCGAATCCTGTCATGTCCCCTGACCTTACCAATTCCCTGTTCCATGCTTCGCTTTACAAAAAGTACCAGAAAATGCTTGAACGCCAAGCCCTAAAATCCAAAAACATGTTTGTTAAAAACAACTAAACGGCAGCTTTGAAAAGCTGCGGCAAACAGGGGCCTTCGGCCCAAATTAAAAATTCTGTATAGCCGGGGAAGGGGTCGAATAAAAAGCTGCGGCAAACAATAAATTATTTGATGAAAAGAATACTTAAAGAGTACATTACTCGTTTCGGTCTGTTAATGCAAGACATTTACTTTTCATCAAAGAATTTAGGTATACTAAAACAACTTGCTGAATCAAAGATTCAATCGGTTACTGGCGCTCTTACATCTCCTCTTGAAGATGAATTTGTTTTTGCAGTTATGAAACGCGCTTGGGAAAATGCTGACCAAATCCAGGCCGGTGAGCCTATGAAGGAATATATTATTAAGATAAACACATCTGTTCTTGAAACAATCCTTTCCGCTGCTTCCGCTGCTTCCGCTGTCGCTACACACCCAAAAAGAAGAAGAAAGGTTACAACAATCGTCCAGGAATCAAATACAAATACAAATACAAATACCCAAATACAAAAACAAAAACATAATGCAAAGTCTGTACACTTCTCTTCTCCTCCAGAACTAAAACTGAATCCAAAACCGAAACGAAGATTAACCCCAAAACCGAAACGGAAATCTAAATCGGAACCGGAATCGGAATTGAACCGTCCGAAGCAACTCCATTCGGACCTTCGGTCCTCAGTCGAAAGGGGGGCTGCACCCCCTACTTTGGAAGAACTTATTCCTATTTCTCCGTCGCAACAGCCGCAATCGCAGCAGTCGAATTCTCCTACACACACGCTAGTTGACCAATTTTCATTTAGTGATTCTGATTCTGGCGATTCTGATTCTGATTCCAACGGTTCTGAGTTTGAACAAAATAACTCCGGGTTATCGTCCGGTCTTGGAAACAACTCAATACTTACCATGGACAGAATGAAACAGATTATGCTTAGACAATTCGACAACGACAATAACGGTAGCGGTAGTGATAATGACAATGACTTCGAAGTTAAACTACACCATTCAGATTTTTCTAATCTAGCCCAGAATCCATTTCCAGTCCCGGTTCCGGTTCCGATAAGTCCAAAGTACACTTACACTCACATTTACTCTAACCAAATCAAAGAGATTCCTGATTCAAAATCAAACTACTCAATTCCCTTTCCTGCCAGTTCTAATTCCGATTCTCACTCCTATTCTCGTTCTAATTCCCGTTCTAATTTTCGTTCGGTAAAGGTCGCGCTTGTAAATGCCCAGTTTCCCATGTCCGAGTACACTTTTACCAAAAGCAACTCATGGATAAAGTTTTCTGAAGTTGAAGGGAAAGAACTGGTTGCAAGTATTCCAATTGGTTATACTCGTTCTATTGAAACCATTCTTGCTCAGCTGGAAGAAAGTATGAATGAAGTCGGCTCTTCCAAGTACACATGCTCTACCAACCCCTTTACACTTCAAATAACAATCGTTTCTGAACCAGGCACAGATGCAAAAGTACATGAGTTTCACTTAAACGGTGACGGTCTTGCAACCCTTCTTGGTTTTAAAGCCGGGAAAATGTATACAAGTAGTCTTGAACATACTTCCGTTTTCCCGTACTCCTTTTCTCTTCTTGAGTCGCATAAAAACATTGTTCAGGTGTATATCAACAAAACAATGGTTTCTAAATGTGTTCTTACTGAAAAGAATTCTAATATTACTTTCGGTTCTGGACCTGAGCCGCTTGAGTTTACTGAGATTTTTATTCCTACAACCGAAGGTGAAGACTCCGAAGGAACCCCTGAAGACTTACTTGTTGAACTTAAAAATAACATGAACCAGTACTGTAACTTCCAAGGCCAAGACCATTCGTTTACTCTTATATTTAATTAAAAACTTGAACTTAGTTTAGTTACCAATCGATTACTTGAAATAAACAATGATTAGAATTAAAATTTCCAACATTTTTATTGAGTTGCCCAAAGAACTAGTAGCTCAAATACCATACTTTAACGCATTGTCAAACGAGTTTTACAAAAATAATAAAAGCACCGGAGAGAGTAGTGACAACAGCAGTACTGTTAGTAAAAATTATATTGATATTAATGAACCGGATATCTCGTTATCTGCTCTGGCGCGTATTATAGATTTGTTTCAAGGAAAAAAACTTCCAATGCTTAAAGAGTATGCTCCAACATTCGACTTTCTTGGAATTAATTATTTTATACAGCCAAAGAAGAATAGCAATAAGAAAAAAGATATTTCATTGTACGAACACTGTAACAAATATGAATTCAATCATATGATGGATGCAAAGCATACGCATCCGATAGGACCGATGGAAAATTATAAATATAAATTTATAAAAAACTGGATGGATGGAGATGTAAATGTAAACAGCCAAATTTCACGTATTGAAATAGGACACCATTGTGATATATTTGATAAATTCTATATTGAAATAGAACTTCCAGCATTGCCCAAGGGAGTATACTGGAAAAACAAAGTTGGATTACGTTTACTCAAACAAGTTTTGTTTAAAGGCGCGGGTGAGATTCTTGCATCTTATACAAAAGATTTCTTTGAACTAGAATACTACTTTAGCAGTGGTACCGATCACTGGAAAATATTTGATTACTCTAGAAAAGAAAGAATACTTAAATCTTGTAAACCAAATAAAATTGTAATCCCTTTAAAAATATGCGAAAGTAAAGAGTATGGATTTGGTTTAATGTTTTGTACATTTACATCTGTTTCTCTTACAATTAAACTTGAGGAAATTAAAAATTTAATAGAAGGTGATTTGTGTAGAAATTCTATACCGCTACTACCACCACCGTCGGCAATTAACAAACTTACAATTTATAACGCCGGGATTTACTTGGAGCCTACTGAAGCGAGAGAATACTTTATTCGCAATACAGAAGAAGGAACAGAAGTTAATTTTACAAGATACGAATATTTTACCTATGATTTAGTCGATACAGATAACTTTACCATTGATACCTCGCAATACTTATACAGTCCTGTAGTACGTTTGTTTCAAGTTATTATAAAAATAGATGGAAAAATAAGACCATATCCAAAAAGCTCCCCGTTTGAAAAAATGGGACGTTACTATATTAGTGATATATATTCATCCAATGTAGTACTTGAAATGAAGCTTAAACGAAAGAAAAATTATACAGTCAAGGTAATTATAAAATATTCTCAACTACTTCTGTACCGAGGTGGAATGCTTAAACTATACGTCAATCAGTCTTCTCGTACTCTTCAAGACCTTTTAGTCTAGCCACTCCTTTCGGATCAAAGGCTACACTCGGAACCGAAGGTTCTTCTTTTGCTGCGGCTTATTTCGTTGAAAAGCTGCTCCTCAGTCGCAGGGGCACTGCTGTCCACCATTCGGGACCTTCGGTCCCTCATTACAGCCACGCGCAGCACACTCTTTCGGACCGAAGGTCCTTAGTCGCAGGGGCACTGCTGCCCACCATTCGGGACCTTCGGTCCCTCTTTGCCGCGGCTTTGAAAAGCCGCAACGTAACTTTCCCCCAAGCATTACTAAAATTAAGTAGCAAGCTTGGGGGAAAGTTAAATTTATTTATTTTTGTTTTGGAGACGTCTTTTACTTGAAAAGGTTAGCAATGTTATATTCGTAGGTTGTCACATCTGTAGACCACTTTGAAAATTCGGTATAAAGTTCAAGAGGAGTTCGACCATTAGCATCGGTAATACTAGTATCAGCTCCCATATAAATACACGTTTCAATGGGATGGTTGCTATTGATAAGAATAATCAACGGGGTATCTCCTCCAGATGTCTTTGTGTTGATATCAACTCCATGCTCAAACATATACTTTAGAGTTCCTGTAAGTTGCAGTTCAAAGAGCCGCGCAATAACATTTCCAAGATCGGTAAACTCTGAAATGGCAGTTGGGTTCTTCTCAAGGAAAGAAACAAGGTACCCGTCACCTCTATCGTCAAAGATAGCGTTCCACTCTTTGCGCTCAATGTTGTCCTTGAACATGCTTGTCATTTTTGATTCGATTACTTGGTGTAAAGTAAAGTAAGTGCTATTTAATCTTTTTCTGATTCTGTATTTTTCAATTTTACTTAATTGCACCTTGTTCTAGTAAATAATTTGCTACTTTTAAATGATTTCTTTCTGAAGCTTCATATAATGCATTATCATTCTTAGCATGAATATTTGCACCTTGTTTTACCAAGTATTTTACTAATTCTAAACGCCCATATCGAGATGCATATCGTAATGCATATTCATTGCCATAATGAATGTCCATACCTTGCTCCTCTACCAAGTATTTTACTATTTCAAGGTGTCCAGATTGACAAGCTACATGTAACACTTCGTCATCACGAATATGAATATCTGCACCTTGTTCTACCAAGTATCTTACTACTTCAAGTTGTCCGAGTTGAGATGCATAAAGTAGTGCACTTTCATTATAAATGTGAATATCCGCACCTTGTTCTACCAAGTATCTTACTATTTCTAGGTAGCCTTTCCCGGAAGCTACCTCAACAGCTCGAGTATACAAATCTTGTTCATACATTCCTTGATTTACCAAGTACTTTACTATTTCAAAGTGTCCAAAAGTAGACGCAAACCTAAATAATCTATCGTCATTAGCACGAATAGTGTTTATTTCCATCCGGGGATGTTTTATAAGATACTGAAGTAGTTTCAAATGGCCATGTTTAGAAGCGTATTCTACAAGAGTTAGGTTATCTTGGATACGACCATTTATATTTATTCCTTTGGATAACAGGTACTGTACTACTTCGATGTGTCCGCCCCGAGCAGCTACAAATACCGTACCTTTGTTTTTATTGTTATGAATAAAATCAACATAACCTTCACTTCTATTATTTACATTTAGATTTAGAGTTTTGTTTTTTTTGTCTTCGTCTTCTCCATTCTTTACCAAATACTTTACTATTTCTAAATGGCCATCCATTGATGCTCTGTCAAGTGGCCAGCCATTATTGATATCCGCGCCTTTTTCGACAAGGTAACGGGCTATTTCAAAATGCCCACATTCCGAAGCTGTACTAAGTGGCTCCCCGTTCCATGTGTTTACATCTGCATCTTCTTCTTCAACAAGGTACTGGACGATTTTAAAGTATCCGTACCTTACGGCATACACTAAAGCATGCTCGTTTAACTTGCAACTTTTTGCAATTTGAGTTGCAATATGTACTTTACCTTCTTCACATACAATTTGGAATACCTTATTCCAGTCCCCGCCGGCTTCCTTATACATATCAGCAAAATCGGAACACTCAACAGGTACTTCTCCGTTACCACTATTGTACTCAATCTTGTTTTCTACAACTACTCTAACACATTGTGCAAACAAAGATTCGGCCTTTTCGTTTGTATTTATATTAGTCGCTGACATTCTACTTTTTCCCTTTTCTAATTATGTTTATTTAAGTTCTATTGTTCTGGAGACTTTTCGTTTGTCGCAACTTATTTCGTTATAAATAAGTTGCTAAAGTCTTAGTCTTACCCTTCAAGTAACGAAATAAAATTAGTAAGGTTATCTTCCTTGGTAAATTCTGTATCTGCGTTAGATGAAAATAACATTTCCGCAAACATGGTAAACTTGTTACAAAAGACTAAAAGTTCTATATTGTTATTATCACTAACTTCTAGAAGGTTAATACTAGTACCTCTTAAAAGTTCGGACGGAACATCGTCAAGAATTGTTCTTACTTCTGCGAGGTCGGTATTGTAACATGCCCGGAACCAGTTCCGCTGTGTATACTTTTTCCCTAGCTCTTCACGCATATGTTCTAAATCTTTATCGTAACACATCCGGATATCATAATCGATAAATACAGAAACTACTGCTACATCCTTCTCTTCAATCGCACGATCAAGGTTACGTTCTGTAAGGAAAAGACGAAGGTGATGTCTTGTAGTTGTAAAGTTAAGAAACGAAGTATCTGGTGTATCCATACCTAACCAATTGCTTATTTACTACTAATTTAGTTGTATAGTAGTAAATAATAACAATTATGTATATATATCCGCTGAAGCCCGTTATTCGGGACCTTCGGTCCCTTTTGCTGTAGATTTTTTAAATCTACCCGTTTGTCGTTGGATGAAATTCCCATTTTAGTCCTTTGCATATCTTTTTCCAAACATCGTCCTGCTTTAAAAGGCGCTCGTCTCTTGTAAGCAGCTTAAACCACGGCAAGTACTCGTCCCATTCAAGCAGTTCGCATATCTTGTAAAGTGTATACGGAAAACTCATAAAGTTCGACATGTACGACGGCTTTACAATTTCAAAAATCTCTTCGACTTCCTTGAATAGATTGATTAGCTTTTCTTCCCGGTCTTGCGGTATATCAATCGACTTTGTTCCGCCTATATGCCTTGTAATCAATACAATATGGTCGTAATGCTTGCTATGGCCGATTTTCTTTAGCCATACACGTACTTTTGTCGGCGTTATGGTCTCCCTGTTTTTGATTCGCTCCTTTGCAATTTCCTTTTCAATACCAGTGTACACTTCCTTGGGTATATCAGCAGGCTCCTTTCCTTGGATTTTTAGAATCCAGTACTTGCAATGTCCCACTCGCTTGTACTCAAACTGCTTTGACGATTCCATGGTCTGGATATCTTTAAAACTACACTTGGAAGATAAAAATCCATCATGGATAGCTATTCCACATCCTTCACAGATTAGAGTTCCACACACCGGGTCGTAAATCCGTAATGTATCACATGTAGGACAAACATCGAACTCGCTTGTATGGACTTTTTCAATAAACTGCTCTTTTCCTGTTATGTCCAAGTACTCTTTAAGAATATTTGATTTACGCATTGGCGGGCCGGTTCTGGTATCGAATACTGTTTCCGCTTCTACCGAATTCGACCCCGGAGTTGCTTTTGCAGTTACAGTGTTTGGCTGGTCGTACAGTGATAAAAGCTCGTACGTGTTTAAGTAGTACTCGTTTTCTTCCGTGTTGCTGTTGATATCCACGACTTCTCTTTCTAGCTTTATAATTTGGTCAATGAGGTCCAGGTAACTCCGCCTGTTTAGCGCACAATACTTACAGCACATAAACCGCTTATGCAAGTCCGTCTGGCCCGGATTAATACACTCTTTCTTTAACACTGCGATTTGCGTCTCAAGGTCGGCGATTTCCTTTTTGATTGTCGGTGGCTTTCCTTTTAGTTTTTTAAAGTAATCTTCTCGTTCCTTGTGATGCACATGAATCGGCTTTCTCGAATCGATAATTGGCCCACGCGGCTTTCTTCGAAGAATGGTTTCGTTCATACCCCTTTTCTCTTACACTACCCAATCCTACGGTATACCAATTTGTTGCTTTAACTGACTTTAAAAGAACGTAAGTTAACCCCCAGCTACTGCTGAGGGTCTTGGGGTTTGATTTTTAGAATGTATTACTTTATTTTATGTTTAAAATTCCATAGTCCATGCCACAGCAAAGTACCCATCTTCTACTTCCACCTTCTTTGCGTTTTTCTTGGTTTCCTTTAGACGCCGCTTAATAAAAACACAAAGCCTGCATGTATCTGCACCGGTATTAAAACTTGAAACACCCCTTTCCTTTTTGCACTTCTTACAAGCCTTTGTTTCTTCGGTACATCCACCTTCTTCAATTGCCTTTGCATTGGCTTTTTCGTGACGCTTCTTGTAAACCTTCATGAAACAAGGCCTGCACTTGTTAAGTCCGTAAATAGGTACTTCCTTCTTGCACTTCCAACAAGCTTGCACGGTATTGGTAACTTCAGTAGTAACAGTGGTTGTGCTCATTTTCGAAAATTAGTACTTGGTATTTTAGAAGTACTCGGTGCTTATTACCAATATAAGCGGTATCTTTAATTTCAATTTTTCAATATCCAACAAGTGGAAGATTTCCAAGATACTCGACAACATCCATATGCCTATTCTTTAGTGCATAGTTTATCGCAAGATTTGAAGAAGTGGCATTTCCTTTGTCGTCTGTATCGTACATATTAATAATAGGAAATCCTCTCTTTACAAGATACTTTACAATTCCCAAGTGACCACTATCGCATGCTCTTGACATTACAAACCCACAACTTGATTCAATCCCATTTTCGCTATCGGCAAGATACTTTACTACTTCTATGTAATTACCCACTGCAGCTCTAGCTGCTGCAGCTTCATAGTCTGCATCTTCGTCTGTGTCATTCTCTACAAGACATTTTACAATTTCCAAGTAACCACTTTCAGCTGCATCCACGATTAACATATTGTAGTCAGTATCACATTTTAGTCCACGTTTAACAATATACTTTACAATTTCCAAATGGTCATGTCCAACTGCAAACAATATTGCAATATCATTATTGTCGTTAATATCTAGTTCGTACTCCTCTGTGATAAACTTTACAATATCTAGATGGCCATATATACAAGCATTCTGCAATGCTGCGCAAGCATTTGTATCATCGTCGTCACCGACAAGATATTTTACAACATCTAGATGTCCGTTTTCTGCCGCTTTCATAACTGCGTTGGTGTAATACAACACATCTTCTTCTGTACTATTTTCTATAAGATATATAACAATTTCTAAGTGACCATATTCAGCTGCTATTTCAACTATACATTCGTAGTTTGTATCCCCATTTAGCCCATATTCTATAATATACTCAACAATATCTAGATATCCACGTTCAATTGCAAGCAACATTGCAACATCTCCTTCATCGTTAATATCTGCACCATGCCAAATAAGGTATTCGACAAGATTCAAATAACCATTTGCAGCTGCTCTTATAACTGATATATTATCATTTGTACAAATATCTATATCTTCTTCCTCAACAAGATAATGTACAATACTCTCATTTCCATACAAACAAGAAGTTTGTAACGCTATATTTGCAATTGCACCATTCTTAATAAGATACTTTACAATTTCCAACTGGTTAGATTTAACAGCACAACGTATTGCTAAATCTCCATACGTATTAACATTAATTCCGTTGTTAACAAGATATTTTACAATATCCATCTGCCCGTTCCGAGACGCACCTTCTAATGCTATAGACGTATCTGCACCTTCTCCGATAAGATACTTTACAATCTGTATATATCCACGTTGTGATGCGTTTTCTAGTCCTTCAGAAGGGTCCGTTCCATTTTCAACTATATATGTTACCATTTCTAAATTATTGTTATCAACTGAAGCATCCATTGCTTTTATTTTACACGCCCCGTGTTTGAAAAGAAACTTTACAGTTTCAATGTAACATTCGTTATCAATAGCCCAATATACTGGTGCGTCTTCGTCCGAATTAACATTAGCGCCATTCTTGACAAGATACTCTACAACTTCTAATTCTCCTGCACCGGCTGCATAACGTAACGCCATATCTTCTTCTTCGTGAAGACTAATACTAAGTCGTTCATGAAGGTACTTTACCATTTCGAGTTGTCCTCCTCTGGCTGCATAAGCCAATGCAATTGTATCCATATAAACACCATTCTCTATAAGATATATAACCAAATCTAAATCCCCATTTTCAGAAGCATTTAGTACACATTCTTCCCAATCATCGTCACTGCTTTCATTAAACAACTTAATAAATTTATTACACTCCTCTGGAATTTTATCTGAAGTATACTCAATCTTGTTCTCGGATATCACCTGTGCGCATTTCAAAAACAAGGACTCGATCATACTGGAGTACTGGGTATAATAGTATAGATTGTATTTTTTTAATTCCAAATATATTCATTCTGTATTACACTACACTACATCATATGATATTATAACGTTACACTTACAGAATAAAATTATTCATGCCTTTACCCATTCCAGTAGATTAACTGTACTGGCGTCTTTTGATAGATTTGTAGCTTTATGTATATTGTCTTTAAACCATTGAACTCGCTCTTGGCCAAGACGGTTCTCTTCATCCATATTGTATTTTGTTGTAAACTCTTCAACTAGGTCAAAGTTGTTTGTAATATAATGTCCTACAACTTTATTTGCTTTTGACGAGTTATCGTCTTTGCTCAACGGCTGAGTATTCTTCCAGTTAAATGACATATCCCGTTCTTCACTATTTGACATATCGAACATATCAACGGGTATAACATGGTCAACATCCCAGTACGTTCCATAATTATCCCAATTCATATTTGAATCAAACTGAGACTCGAGCCACGACTTAAATCGTTCCAGGTTACATCCAATATACTTTAACTTTGTTCTACATTTTGAAGTAATACTTTTCCTTGTATACCTTCTCGCTGTTTCAATAAATGTAAGAGAGTTACCTTCCTTCCTTTTAGCCTTTCTCATTTCGTTTTGTTTTAGAACAGCCTTTTTATTTTTGATTGCCCCGCATGCTTTACATTCTCCTCTTAGTCCATCGAACGAATCACCTCTTTTATTAAAGAAGAATTCAGTTTCTTTTGTTTCTTTACAAGTCTTACATTCTTTGTATTTCGGAATAACTCGGTCCTTATCAAACTTAATAACATTGTTTTTTTTATCTTCCGCCCTTTTCTTCTTTTGACGTTCATTCTGGTAGTCACTTTCACACTGATTGCATTTGCTACTAATTACTCTCTCCCCGATCATTTTCCCCTTTCCTTTTGTTGTTTTGAATAGGTCCTCGTCCACTTCGTTATTACAATACTTGCAAATCTTAGTTACCTTCTCCATTGTTATTGTTACTGTTGTGGTATGGTACGTTTGTATATAGTTATATTGTTTTATTTCTTAACCCATACCATTTACAAATCCAAGCCAAGCTCTTCTATCTTTGCAATTGCTGATGCGAGCTTCACATGCACAGAGACCTTGTTCGACTTTGACGAGAACCACGGCTTTACTAGCACTTGCTTATTCTCAATCTTAAAATATTCAATGTATGTTCCTTTTTCCTTATTCTTACACTCTTTGTAGTATATCACATACCTGGGCAAATCCGCTTGGGTTATTCCTTCAGGTAACGGTCTTGCGTCACATCGCCGTCTTGGTTTTACTGCCTCTTTTCCTTCTTTGCTTTCTATATCTACATCTGTTACTTCGTCTGTAAATTGTATATTCTCCTTACGGTTATCAAGCTTGTCAAAATTTATATGCTCGATTAACTTGATTTTTCTTTTGTTTCCAGTATATCCTATAACATGTACATGTAAATACAATATCTGCTTCTTCTCTTGACCTTCTGTCGTGTATCGACATCCAATGTATCCCGTATGGATATACTCCCATGTTGGTAGCTTTCCATGAATCTGTGCAACATTCTGCACCTTGGCTAAATCCTCAATGTCAAACTTAAACCATTCCCCTGAAAACGTCTGCATCTCGTAGTACTCTTCTCCTTCCCCTTGGCTTCTTACACGTCGGTACTTGTTTACTACTTCACAATGGCCCGCGAATTCCTCGACAATTGTATCTGACATTTTATTTCTACAGACGACTTAATAGTAATCGTTTGTATAAATAATATATTTTTATTTCTTTAAGTTTTAGGGGGAACTCTAGTTTGAGTATGCTAAACCACCCATACCATTCAGAATACGTAAAACATTTACGCCAAACCCATAGACACGAAGCTTTGCAGCGTTAGCGCCAGTGGTCACGTTCATTACGAGAGTTGCGTTATCAATACGCGACATGTTCACAGACCCAGAGGGCTGGTGCTCAAGAGGCGTAAGTGCAGCGGACCAAACGTAAATCCCAGTAGCCGGGCAGCGGTTAAAGTGCTGGAAGGGCTGGACCTGGTTAAAGTAAGCAGCTGCGCGAACAGTGAAGCGATCGTGACCGTTAAGCTGGATAAGAGCGTTGGTCAGAGTATGGCCACCTGCGAAAGCGCCACCGGTCTGGTCAGTGTAATCGGCCCAGTTGTTGGGCCCGACGGCGTTACCATCAGTAACGTTAGAGTCGAGCTGGATAACCCAAGCAAAGAACTTGATGGGATGGTTGAAGTTAAGCTTAATCTTGTTCGAGGTAGAGTTCACAGACTCGTCACCAGTGAACTGGACCTGCTCGATAAGGTACTCGTGCGAGACCTGTGCGAAACGGCGACGCTCGTCGGTATCAAGGTAAATGTAATCAACGTAGAGCTGAGCATTGACAAGAGAAGGAGTGCCTGAAGTGGGAAGAGCACCGTCGTCGGTCTGGATGCACTGGGCAGCGGGGCGAAGCTTGAGAGAAATCTTAACCTCGTGGTACTGGAGAGCAATAAGGGGGAGCGCTAATCCAGCGTTACGACAGAACCAAAACTGGAGAGGAACGTAAATGGTTGCTGCAGCGATAGCGGAAGCGGGAGTAGTAAGATCAACAGTGTTGCCAATCATAACATTGTACCCGTCCTCCTTCTCGGCAGGAAGAGAAAGCTCGTTCCAGATATTCATCCAGTCACCGTACTGCTTGTCGATGATCTGACCACCAATCTGAAGCTCGACGTAGTCAATCATAACATGACCAACATTGCGAACCCAGTTGACGGTACCTGCAGTGTTAGCAAGAGCAGGCAGGTCGACCTGGAGGTACACGCGGTGAATCAGATCACCAGAGCGCGAGATGACTGCATTAGGAGTCTTGCCAAAGTCGGCTGTACCGTTGAAAGTCTGCGAAACCGACTCGATGGCGAAGTTAGTGTGACGACGGTAAACGACCTTCCAGAAAGTAATCTGGGGGTTACCTGTGAGGTAGATATCTTGTGCGCCATAGGCGACCAGTTCCATAAGACCTCCTCCCATTGTGAAGAAACTACTATTTGATTAATGCAGAAAGATTATACATTTACCATAGAAAAAATATCAGTGAGAAATGTATTTAATGAAAGTAATTGTTAAAAGGTGCAATTAACATACGCGCGGGAAAATCCTAAATGGGAACTGCTACTTACCGGGGTTAAATTCCCGAGCCAAGAAGTCGTCAAGGAAGTTTACTTTTGCTGAGGAAGGGACATGCTGGGTCTGACTTTTGGACTGAGACTGAGATTTAGATTTAGACCGGTAACGGCGGTGTAGTTGTGGCGGCGGCACTGTACGAGCCATTCTGCTAAAGTAGCGTTTATAAATATCTTTCATTTCATCCTGGCGGCTTTTCCGAAACTCGAATGTTCGTATTCCAATTTTCTTTACTGTCCAGCCGTTCATGACACTATTGTAAATGTAAAACATTTGCTGAACATGTTCGGAAGTAAGTTCGTTTTCGTTAGAGTCGTTGTCATTATTATTATCATTTTCGTTTCCAAAAGTTACTTTGTACTCCTCGTTGTCCATATTCTGTTCGTTTCACTGCTTCGCTCTCTTCGCTTGTTTCGCTGCTTCGCTCACTTCGTTTCGCTGCTTCGCTCACTTCGTTTCGCTATACCTTTCCACCAAATTTATAAATGGTAAAAAAACATACGTATTTGTATTGTATTTTTGTATTTTATTTAAGTTTACTCAGATTCGTCACCAGAATCACCGTTACCCTCAATCATACTGCTACCGGCGTATGCAACAACGTACTTTCCCTTCCCTTTCCCTCGGCGTTTACGTTTGGTAGGAGGCTGGTGTGACAACGGCGAAATCGGAGAAAGAATATTTACAGTATCTATGTCGTCTGAGAGAACTCCGGGCGTGGACGTACCTTCGGTAGACATGTCCTGAGTTTTAATTTTTCTAAATACTTCAAGGTTTCCGTTAACAAGTGTACAAAGAGCCCAGTGGTAACATTCGTCAATTGAATCAAAAACCTTGGAATGAGTTACACTCGATTGAGACTGGAACCAGCCTTTGGCACATACAATAGTTACATTGTACTTTGCAATTGTTTCATTGTACTGAATTGTGCAGTTTGGACCAGACATACTTTAATTGTTAATTTGAGTAAGGTAAGTAGTATCTTACTATATACATGTAAAAAGTTTTAATCCATTTTCCGGAAAGACCAAGGGAAGCGAAGACTGAAGCTTAAAGGGATTGACGAAGCTTTACAAGCCCGACCAGCTGGTCCCAGTACACAGGAAGATTTAGCCACGGATTTGTTGCAAGAGACCGTTCGGTAATGTAAATGTAATCAAAGTTGTTACGTTTGGAGTGGAAGTATACACTTGAAAACTCTTCGCGGTCGGTAGAGTGAATCATACAAATAGTATTGGTTCCTTTGGAATGTACCCAAGACGGAAAAGTAGTTTGGAGAAAGTGAAAGCCGGTTGATTCAGACATGATTACACCGGGTGTAAGTACAGAAGCCATCTTTAGTGATTCAGAAGTATATGTGCCGTAATTCAAGACGTACCTTCCAAGGTTAGAAACGATATCTGTATCTGTAATGATACTTTCGTACCATTCGCGCTTCGAGTCATCAGTAGATGCTTCGTCAAAGAAGATTCCGTCAACATCAAAGAAAGAGTATCCTTGGATATCAGCCATAACTTTTCGGATATCGCGTCTCCCGTAAGAAGTAGAAACGTAGCCAAGAACAAGCTGGTTACTTGCGTGGATACCAGCAACAAACTGTTTGACTGTATCGCGATAACTCCAGTCCAAAGGACCAGGGCCGGAACTTGGGTTAATAATCACAACAAGGCTATGTGGCGAAAGCTGAGCAGCAGCAACTTGAAGGCGTTGAAAATCAGTTTGGCCATCTGTATTCCACCATGCAAAGTAAGCAGGGACAATAATGCCTTGAAAAAGACCTTCGGTACCTTTATTGTTATAGTAAACCAATTCAGCGGCGTCAGACTCGGAAGTACTTGGAGCAGAGTAGTAAGAAGTACCTGGAGTAGCGTGAACATAAAGGTACCCTCCGGGAACTGAAGCAGCAAGAAGTAGAACCGCAATAAGTTTTCTTGTATCCATTGATGCAAAGTGGTAGCAGTAGACAGTACAGTGCAATTAAATACAAGAAAGCGTATTTCTTTAAGTTATGAAGTGTTTTCTTCTGGAGCTGAAGCCGGAGGCAGTGTAGAAGGAAAAGAAGAGTACACTCCTCCTTTACCCATAAGGTCTGTAATTTGATTAACTGTTTTTGAAATGTAAAGGGTGTAAGGCCGTGTGTATGTTTGTTCTGAAGACATCCATATCGCAGTAGAATATTGCTGTGAAAGAGCTAGGCCGCAAAAGACTTGGACATGGTCAATGTATGTAATTAGTAGGTGGAGTTTCAAGTTAATGTTGTTTGAGTTTACACAACACAAGGTATGTTTTACAGAATAAGATACAGTCGTACAAGAAATGCAAACAGAATCGGTTGATTCAATAGAAACAAGACAAGGGAGATTAATGCAAAATACACGTACATTAAAACATTTATGAAGTTCAAGTTTATTTACAATAGTAGTAAAAACCAAGCAAATATCAACACAGTTTGTAAGGGTAATGTTATTTACTTTTGGATTGATAACAATGTAAGAACGCATAGAGTCTTGGATCTGCACAGAGGATTTTTGAGTAAGACCTTCAATAGTTAACCGTTGATCAGAAATATACTGGTACACTTTAACATTATTGTACTGTTGTTCGAGTTTACTTGATACGCGTTCAAGAGAGTAAGCGACGTCAGGGTAAAACACGCCTTCGGCAGGACTAATCAAACTAGGAGGAGAGTAGCTAGGCGGCGATTTGTATTCGGCGCGAAGGTCGGTTGCATCAGAAGCCAAGGGGTCAAACAAGTAAATGATTTTTGCTCGAGTAGGTAGTAAAGCAGATTCGTCCATTGTTTGTCCAACTGCCCACTTGCTTGTTCGGCTGCTCACTTGCTTGTTCGGCTGCTCACTTGCTTGTTCGGCTGCTCACTTGCTTGTTCGGCTGCTCACTTGCTTGTTCGCTCTCTTTCTATAACATTTTATTTTTAAGCGGTAGTTTCAATTTCTTTTGTTTTAGGTATTTCTCACGTTTGTCTTAACTTTTCAAAGTTGATTTAATATCTCAACAAATAGTATAATCGATAGATAACTCAAGAAGAAATGGGATTCTTTAGTAGAAGTACACCTGAAGAACGAAGAGAAAAAGCGGAAAAGAAGGTAGCAAAAAAAATGTCAACAAACCAGCCATTGGTTAGGACTGATATAGGACCTTTACGCGATATCAGGGACGCTATAAAGATGTATGCTGGGTTTGGTGGATTAAATGAAAATAAAATAGTAAGTTATTTACACCCCACATCAGTAAATGCCAAACCATGTAAGGATATTAGAAAAGATATTCCTGATACAGTACCACTACTCGTAATCGAAAAGATATGTATGTGTGTAGAAGCTTATTTAGTTGCTTATTTATTTTTACTTAGATACAATAAGATAATATCAGCCAAGGAATATGGGTTGGCGAAAGGGAAACTATTTTGTATAGATGATTATTGTCCAGAACTTAATGACATAAGTGATATTAATAAGTTAGGGAAGAGAATTTATGCTGATGCGTTTAGAAAGAGACAACAAATACGGCGAGAGAATAAAAAGCGTGAGGAGCTTGCTAACCCCCATCTGAAAAAATTAAGATTAGAAGGAGAAAAAAGATGGCAAAAAATCGAGGAGGATGCTAACCCCTATATAAAAATGTATAGATTAGAGAGAGAAGAAAAAGAGAGAAAGAGAGCAAGAAAAGAAGAGAGTAAGAAAAAAGGAAGAGGCTGAGGTTTTAGGCGAGGGCTTAAAAGTGCTTTGTCTGGATGTACCAAACGCATTGTAAAAAAGAATCGGCAAGATCGTCCTGTTTCTTATGACTTCTGAAAAAGTCAAGATTCGTTGTAGAAGTTGGTTCGGATTTATATTCGTCTTCGACTTGTTCTTTCTGGACAAGCGAGTCCTGTTCCAAGTACCATTCGCACTGTTTGCGGCCAGTATACTTTGTCTTTGCGTACTTTCCTTTTAAGTGTTGAGTATCGATAAACGGCCCAGAGTAACCTGTGCGGAGTTTATGTTTGGCATTTACGTAAAGAACCTTTTTTGTGTTTCCGCCAAGGACACCCTTAATAATAAAGCACGCGTACATCATATTGCTTAGATTTTTCATTTTCGGGTTTAGCTTTGGCTGGAGTTCAATGATAACATGATCGGCGCCAAAGAGGTTATACTCTTCCAGTGAGATTTTAATCAAGGTAGAGCAAAGCATTTCGCATAACTTTTGAATATCCAGCGCCTTGACCTTTTTCTTTTTGGCTTTTGGGTCAGCGATAGGGGTAACTGCTACTTTACTATCGCTACCACTATTACTTGAAACTGAAGCCAGATGTTTCTTGCATACTTTAACTTTGTCGGCTTCGTTTCCGCCGACTTTAAACTTTGCAGAAAAAGCACATGCCTTTCCGTTCTTGTTTACTGATTCACATTTATTTGCTTTGCATTTACTAGCAATGGTATCGTCTTCCTCTTGAAGCAGGTTAATAACACGCCAGAACTCTATTTTATCTGTATCTTTACTTTTACCAGTACCCGTATTCACAACACAAATGGCAAGGTTACGTATACCAACATCAATAGAAACAATCTTCATAATCGCTTTTAAAAAAGCTCTGCAAAACTAGTAGACTTTTGCAACAATTATTTTATTTTTAATAAAGATTGTTTGTATTCTTTAAACAAATATAACAGAATTAGTTCGAACCCGGTACTCTAATACCAGCAGACATAAGTTCTCTTCTAATTTCATGATAATCTAAATTCGGGTATGTTTCTATTACGTATTGTACAATATCGTATGCTTTTATTCGTAGCAAAGTACCTTCGATAAAACCTATAGTTATATTAACATTTAACCTGGCTACTAATTTTTTGAATGTGTTAACTGACATTTTTCTACCACGGTCATCTTTCATTATATTTTTAAACGACATCGGAGTTGGCAAAAGTGAATTGATATACATAATCATATCAGCGCTATTAGATTCTAATGCAGCGTCCATGTATCTATTTGCTTGTACAATGTCTCGTAAGTCGCCCATTCGCTCTTCGTTATTAAAGAAAAACTGAACTATTTTAGGATTGCCAGATTCAATTGCGCGTATTAACACACGGTCTTGAAAAAATTTAAAATGTCTAAAAATATCGATATTTGTAGAAATATGAGTAGATGCAAATTCAACCATCTCAATAGAACCTGATTTTACAATTCGTTCAATAAAACCTAGTATCTCTCCTGCGTTAGAGTAAGGTCGAAGTTCTTCCCAGTACGAGGGTCTAGGGACACGGTTGTATTCTCTTTTCAGTATATTTATAGCCCCGTTATTAATCATAGCGTTTGCTATCTGCGAGTCTGTTTCATAATCATGTATGTAACATTTAAAAAGGCCAGGGTCGTCAAGAACAAGCATAGTAGCAAGAAACACAAGTTCGTTTTCACTACGTTCTTCACCAACTGGAGGTTTAAATTGAAGTCCAACACTTAGTAAAGAACACATGTTTGTAATTATATTTTGTTTTACTACAGCTGGCAAGGTTATGCCAGAATCCTTTTCTTCTTTAAAAATAAGCCTTGCTATTGTAAATACTTCGGCGAGTTTATCTGACAAGTTTGCACCTTCACTATGTAAATTTCCTCTCAGGTCTATTTTCGATTCGATAAGCGTAACGAATGACGGGTCAAGAGTAAGTGCGCTAGATAATAATACGGCTACAACATTGTACCATACACTAGTATTCTTTAAATGTAGTAGTTGTATATCATGGTCGTTGAGAATAATAAATATATTGTTTATTACATCTTGAGGTGATACGCCGGGTGTATTTATTTGTCTTGCGGCTTCAATAATGTACGGGTATAAATCACTATACTCGCCTGTCTTTTTCTTAATACCATCCAGTACTGTTCTGAATGAAATACCTATACTGCTTGGTATTATAACAGCGGATATCAATGAGTTTCCTACCCTATCTATAACAGACCCGGGCCCGGTGCTACTAAAAGAGGACGCTCTAGACCTTGACCCTTCTGACATTATAATATATTTGCCAAAGTTTGTTGTTATAATATACACCAGTATTAAAAATATTGGTATAAATTAATTTTACACTCCTTTTCCCCCGAAGGAAAGGGTTCAGTTGCAGGGGCGCTGAAGCCCTCTCCGCAGCTTTATTTCGTTGAAAAGCCCTTTTCTTTGTTTGTACCTGTATTCACAACACAAATGGCAAGGTTGCGTATACCAACATCAATAGAAACAATCTTCATTAATACTTTTAGGAAAAGTATTGCAAAACAACAAAGGTTGTTTTATTTTTTAATAAAGATTGTTTGTATTCTTTAAAGATTAAGATTACTTTCTTGCAAATCTTATATCCAATCTCTTTTCTAAAGTGGGCGGATAAACAATATCCGGATATGTATGAAGTACATGCCATACAAGATCATACAACCCCATATCCATTAAAGTTAACACGACACGTTCGTCAATTTTAATCTTTAATCCCTTAGTCATATTTTCAAACATATCTGTAGATATTTGTACTTGTTGATCGTACGATGTATTCAGCAATTCTAAAAACGACACGTGGTCTTTTTGACGTGAATACATATAAACAAACATTTCTAAACTAGCCTTTAATGCACGGTGTAGTATTCTTGTTCCATTCACAATTGATTTTAACGTATTCATATTAGCTCGGAATATAAATTTAACCATATTAGGGTTACCAGAATCAATTGCAAGTAACATTATATCATATTTCTCTTGAAGATCGTCAACTGATTTTCCTCTTGTATAAATATGTGTATATATAAATTCAACCATTTCAATAGAGCCTGATCTAATAGCATCATATGCTATCTTCGTATCTCTATCTGTATTTGATTCAAGACGAAATGCTGGCCAGTATTTAGGTTCTTTTCTATTTTTAAAATATTCATTTTTTAGTATATTTAAAGCCCCAAATCTTATTGCAAGTTTTGCTATTTTAATATCAAATTCATGATTGGGTATATAACATTTAAAAAGTTCAATATCGTCTGCAGTTAACATTGCAGTAATGAATGAAAAATCATACCTATCTTCGATACTACTGCTACCGATAAAAGTACTTTTACCGCCTTCTTCTTCAAATTCTATACTCCAATTAAGTAAAGAGCATATATTTATTATGATATTGTGTTTTACTATATCTGGTATTTTTATTGCACCTGGTATTTTTTCATTTTGAAACATTTGTTCTGCAATAGAAAATACTGCATTAAACTGATTTAATATATAAACTATACCCAGCTCCTTATGATTGGACAATGTTAATGTATTTAATGTTTTTCCAATTAGATTAAATAATACAGGGTCTCGAGTAAGTGTACCGGAAAATAGTATAATCAGTATAGATAGTATAGTATATTGATCCGTTTCATTTGAATTCATATATATATCACGATCATGAATAAGAATAAGAATATGTTCTATTATAATATCATGGTTGGCAGTTGTGTATATTAAATTTGCAGCTTCGTCAATATACGGTTGTAATAACCGGGGGGTACCAATTTTCTGTTTAATAGAATTTAGCATATGTTTAAACAATACTGTATCTATTATACTAACAGCGCCTATAAGCATATTTCCATATTCATTAACACTAGTAATTTGTGACATGTCTACTATACCAATACAATACACCAAGATTTTCTAGTACTGGTGTATTGTATAATTAAAACGTTTGCTGAACCTTGTACAGAGGTCTAGGTTTAGACCGTTTAAGCCGAAGAGTATTCCCTTCCGTCATAGGCACGGTTGTCTTTTCAATAATTACGTTATGAGAAATCATAGGGTACTCCAGAACATCAAAGTGAGCACAATTGTAAAATGTACTTCGAAAATCGCTAATCTCAAGAGTGCCGCCATACTCTTTTAATGTTTTCCAGTGCGGAGCAGCAATAAGATTATCCATGTTAACATTAGACTCCGGGTCGTAAAGCTGGCGAATAAAGTAAATAATCAAGTAATTATTACCGGAATTCTTGGCTTCGTTATTGTATGCAAGAGCACAATTTGGACTACAGAAGTATCCTGTTGTTTTGAACTTCCCGGTCGAGTGCGTGTATCGCAAAGGAAGTGGAAAAGGTTGACCTTCAAACAGGAACCTGCACCACCAGCATTTAATATTACTTCCAGCAGAAGAGTTGTACTCGACAGTTTGACAATGATTTAGATTTTCAAGTTTGGTTTCAAGACTACCCGGGCCTGTACCGGCGGTACCATCATTGTTATCCTTTGGTGTTTGACCTGAAGAAGAAGAAACCTGAAGTTTAAAGTCTCTAGAGTCAAGAAATGTATTGATATCTGTTTTAAGCTTTGTGTTTAGGCGTTTTTGAACTGTTTCCAGAATATTAGTTAGAAAAGGAACGTTATCCGATTGTTCAAGGAATTTAGTAACTTCGGTATTTGTGGTTACAACTGTTGGTACAGCTGGGTTAGCTTCGTTGTTGGAAGTATACGGCGGTGTTAATTGAGAACTAACTGGTAAAGTAACTGCTGTAGTTGTAAGAATCTCCGTTGTTTCTTTGTCTCTCTTATCAATGCTTAGCGCAATTTCAGTTTCTGTAAGAGGCACTTCCGGCTTTTCAGGAATAATGATATGTTTCTTGTAATCGATTTTAATGCTTGTGGTAAGTGCAGCAGAAGCAACAGAAAGGTCATTTTGAAGAGTACTTGGAGGAGCGGGTTTCAATGGAAGATGGACTACATTTAGGTCAGTTGATACTTTTATTTCTTCTCTTTTCTTCTTTCTGCTTCGTGTCCGGCTACCAAATCCACTAAAAGGAGTATCAAAGCTGGCTACATTATATACCTTCTCCTTACACTTCCGACCGCGCTTTTTCTTTTCAACAGGCGGAAGGTCTCCTCCAGATACTGTAGCGGTAGTAGAAGTAGAAGTGTTACCAGGTTCATCTTGTGTTTCTTTGATTTTTGGTTTTCGTCCTCTTTTTTTTACAACCTTTACTTCTGTATTTTCCATGTTTTCCATGTTTCCATGTTTTCCATTATTTCTTATTGTTTTTTCTCTTTAATTGGTAATAGTAATGGATACTCTAACTCGTCTAATGGAATCACTTACCCCGAGTGTTTTCGTGGGACTGCTATTTGTAGGGTACCTTCTGTACCTCAAACGGAACGGTGGAAGTGGTGGTAACGGACTTGAAGGCTTTTACATTGTAAACAATAGCGGAAGCCGATCGTATAAGGCAACTCTTACTGGTTCAGAAGAAAGCCAGGTTATATCAACTGGCATTGCAGAGAAACTTGTCCATAAAACAAACGGGTCAACAAAATTCAAGTTTGAATGTATACTTCCAGAAACCCAGCCGACATTCGTGTACCATAACGCAGCAAGCGCATGCAAGTGTGTGAATAATTGCGATTGGGATTCCAAATGTGGATGTGGCGAAGGCAAGAATTGTAACTCGTACAAGGCATGGGCCATTGATTCCAATGGAAACGACCTTTACCTTGGGAATCTAATTCGGTTTGGCGATGGAGTTTCGCGGCTAGAACTACACACAGAAAACGCAAAGCTCGCGGATACAGTTGCTGCAAAGGTTACCATGGACTCGAAAGAATCTGGCGAGTCTCTTCTTGTGATTCAAGGCGACTTCTTGTAAAACAAAATATACGCGTTTCCAATATCAACTTGGGATTTCAAAATAGGAGTTACTGATTCGTCATCACACTCAAACCACTGTCGGTCACTGCCGCTACTTCCTGTTCGGTCGCGGAGACTTACAGTTGCAGTATAATGACCAGAATCAATACTTCCGTAATGATTACAAATCGCAAACAGGGTATACCTTGTATTGAAAAACCATGCTTTTCTTGAAACTTCAACTAGTGTATGATTTTTAATTATTCTTTGACCGGTACTTTGAAACCGTTTTAAGTGAATGAGAAGCACCTTTGGATACTTTGTAACCCTGCATGTCTTTGTTAAGTCTATGTCTCTTTTATGACAATAATCACAAGTGTACCCTGAAATATATTCAGGCTCTTTAAGGGCATTGAGAAGGTCTTGTACAGTCCCGACCTTGTTCTGGCCCCCGGTGTTATTTGAAATGTCAAGTCCCTGGTCTCCGAACGGCTCGTACGTGTTGTGTTCGTGAATACAGTTGTTACATTCAAAAGTAAACTTATACTGGCCGTAGAATAAGTTGGTTACAAGGTCAGAGTAACTATTTTCACAAAAAGCTTTCCATGCCTTGATACCCGCAGGGTTACTATCTTTTTTAAACTTAACTTTCATGTGTGTATCAAGGTGAAGTTTATCTAGGAGCAACAAGAGGAATTCGTGAGCGTCTTCCTGAGACTCGCCGCTGCTGCTTCCGCTGCTGCTACCGCCTATTCTAACACAACTCCGTAACGCGTTCGGATTGCTTTTACGACTCCCCCGGAATATTCTTTTCATATACAAAACCAAAGAAGAGTAAGCAGAAGAAGATTTAGAAAGTTCGGATACAAAGTCGTCACAGCTAAACAGGCATTGTAAGATACTGTTGATAAAACAAGTATTTCCTGTATTTTCTAGCCGAAGTGGTTTTGGTTTTAGTTCTGACATTGCTACAATTGGACAATTATTACCTTTTTCTTTCCTTTCAATTTCAATTTCAGTTTCACTGAATAGATTTTCTAACACTTATAACTTTACAGTTTTAGAAAATGTATTTTTAATAAACCACCTACCGGTACGCAATTGTTTAGTACCCGCGAGCGTTACGTTTGCGAGTGCGTGCAGCCTTACGTGCAGACTTGGAACGCTGTGCGGCTGTGCGCTTACCCTTGCGACCCTTCTT